GTGACCGCCGCCACCGCCGAGCTACGCCGCACCCCGTCCGTCGTCGAGGTCGCCGAAGCGATGTATCAGGGCGGCAAGGGCGATCATCCGGCGCTCGACAAGCTGCCCGAGTGCCTCGACGAACTGGGCGCCGGGACGCAGCGGCGCTACCTGCTGCTGGCACGGGCGGCGATCGAGTGCATCACCGGCGAGGCGCCGGCGGAGCCCGCGGCCGCCACGGTCGACCGGCAGCTGCTCGACGACCTGGCGCACCAGCTCGCGTTCAAGCTGAACCACCAGCACTCATTCGCTGACGACGTCCGCGAGGTCCTCGAGCGCTACGCCGCGGTGGCCGGTGAGGACCTCGACGACGACGTGCGGAAGGCGATGGCGATATGAGCCAGACGCCGCAGGAAATCGCACACGGCGCGATGGATCGCCTCTGCGACTATGACGCTTGGGATGCCCCCGGTGACTACGACTCGACCGCCCGGCGAATCGGCGAGTTCATGCAGGAGTTCGTCGGCATCGCCGCGGCGCGTCTCGCGGGCGCCGTCCAGCATGGCGGCGGCACGCCCGAGGCGGACAGGCAGGAGTCGCGGCGGTGAAGGCCCTCACCCTCACCCAGCCCTGGGCGACGCTGGTCGCGATCGGCGCCAAGCGCTTCGAGACGCGCAGCTGGTCGACGCCGTACCGCGGGCCGCTCGCGATCCATGCGGGGAAGAACCTCGGCGCGGTCGGCGGCGAGGCGGGGTTGCGCGCGCTTTGCGCGCAGGAGCCGTTCCGGGCGAAGCTCACCGACGCTGGATATCCGGACATCGATGACCTACCTCGCGGCGCGATCGTCGCCGTGATGGAGCTGGTCGGCTGCTACCCGACCGATGAGATCGCGGCGTGCAGGGCCAGCACGGAAGTGATGCGGATCACCGGCATCCACCCCTGTCTCCATGAGCGAGCGTTCGGCGACTACTCGCCGGGCCGCTTCGCCTGGGTGATGTGCGGTCGCGAACCGGTACTGCCGCCGGTGCCGGCGCGCGGGAAGCAGGGCCTCTGGGAGACCGAAGGCGAGATCCCGCTAGCGGGGGTCCGCGGGTGAGCGCCGTCCGCACCTTCGCCGGCGTCACCGTCCACCTGGTCGACGGCCCCGCCGAGGGCTTCTACGACACCGCCTTCGCCGAGCCGCCCGACCATCTGCGCGCGGTGTCCTCGGCCGACGGTGTCTCCGCGGTGCTCGACGAGCCCGGCGACATGCCGCTGATCGGCGAGGTCCTGCACATCTACCACCGCGAGTCCGGCCCGGCGTTCACCTGCGTCCGGTCGGGCCGCGGCCGCGGCTGTCACCTGCACTGGACGTACACGGTCCGCGGCGAGCCGAAGTTCAAGGCGGTGGCCTAGGTGAGGACCGAGCGCCCGATCTGCCCGAAGACCGGCAAGCGCTGCTTCGAATCGAAGCGCGCGGCGAAGCAGGGGGCGAAGACGGTGCACAACCGATTCCGCGTCTACTTCTGCCGCCACTGCCGCCACTTCCACATCACCAGCCTGCGGGTACCGACCCGCGGGCGCAAGAAGAGGAGGACATGATGTGCACCACCTGCGGACACACCCAACCCGGAGCTGGCCAAGGCGGCTACCACCCCTACGCCTTCTGCCGGCTGGTCAAGCAGCTCGGCGGGTTCAGCGCCGAAGCAAACCTCGCCGCCGTGATCCGCGATGCGCGCAGCGATGACCCGAGGATGAAGGCGCACGTCGATGCGTTCCTCGAGCAGGCGTCGACCCCGGCGCCGAGCGTCATCTGACATGGGGATCCGCGTCCACAAGCTGCTCGGCTACGGGTTGACCGACATCGCAACGAGTGCCGATCGCGAGTGGGAGATCGACGACCCGCGGGTCAACTCGAAGTCGCCAGGCCTCACCTACACGGCCCCGTCGATCGATGAATACCGGACCTGGCTTGAAGCTCAACGCGAGTCCGGCGACATCGAGATCGACCTTGAACTCTCATTCCTCCGTGAACCCGAACCGGGCGACCCCCGCTTCGACCTCGACACCGCGATCGTCCACCAGGGCGAGTTCGGCATGCCGAACGTCCTCGTCATCTGCCCGCCGACCTATCAGCGGCGGTGGTCACGCTTCGATGATGCGATCGACTACATCGAGGAGACGTACTTACGGAAGCCAGCCGAGGAGCCGCAGGCAAACCACATCGAGACGCTTCGCCACGGCATCTATCCATTCATCGGCTACATGGACAAGCGGACCGGCGAGGGAGTCGACGACAAAATCTTCAATTGGATCCGCGGGACCAATGCGGAGAAGAAATTGGCCGAGAGCGAACTCGACGTGCTGGCGCAATATGCCGGGTTCGAGAGCAGCGCAGATGCCTGGGAGAACGTCGCCCCGGTGGTGCCACGGGACATCAAAAACGTCGCGACGTTTCTCGACTTGTTCACCGACGACAAGGCGTGGCTGCAGCTGCGACCGGTGCTCTACACCTACTGGTCATAGCGACTGCATAGAGGGGACATCGCACGCGCTGGCCGCCGCGGTGCCCTGATCCAGGGGACATTCCGTATGCAATGTCCCCTCTATGCGGGCGGCGGCGCGGCGCAGAGCGGGGGCGCCGATAGTCGCCTATATGGCGCCGCGCAAACTGCCGAAGATCCTCTCCGCTGACGAGATCGCGGCGCTCTTCGCGGTGCCGAATCGCTCGGCGCCGACCGGCCTTCGGAACCTCGCAATCCTGACCCTGATGCACCGCTCGGGTCTGCGTGTCAGCGAGGCCTGCGGCGTCGGTCTGCGCGACGCCCACCTCGACGACGGCCAGGTCCACCTTCGGCCCGAGGTGGCGAAGGGCGGCAAGGAGGCCTACGCCTATCTCGACGACCAGGCGGTCGAGCTGCTGCGCGCGTGGATCGCGGTGCGCCGAGGCCTCGGCATCGGTCGCAAACCGCACCTCTTCACCACGCTCGCCGGCGGCCCGGTGTCGCGGAAATACGTCTGGGCGATGATGCGCCGCTACGCCCGCCGCGCCGGAATCGACCGCGATGTCAACCCGCACATGCTCCGCCACACCTATGCGACCGAGCTGCTGCGCGAAGGCTTCAACGTCCGCGAGGTCCAACAGCTGCTCCGCCACTCCGACATCCGCACGACGGTGATCTACACCCACATCTTCGAGGCCGACCTGGCGCGCAAGATCCGTTCCCGCGGCTGACGGTTGCCCTAATTCTCGGTACCCCCTTTCAGAAGTCGCGTCCGATACTCGCGGGAGATGGACCTCTGCAACCTCCCCGCCGCCCAGCTCGTCCGCCGCGGCGCCGAATTCCAGTAGGCCTATCGTTGCTCCCGACCACGGTCCGGCTGCACGACATCGACGACGTCGAAGGCTTCGTGTGCGCCACGATCGAGAAGGCAGGCCTTGGAGCAGTCGCGGCACACGAGAAGGAAGAGCTCGTCGGTGACGGGATCCTCATCCTCTACCGGCTCGCCGAGCAGTTCGAGCCGCACCGCCCCGGCTATTCCCAGCCAGGGCGTTTCAGCGGATTCGCGGCGCAGTTCCTCCCCCGCCGACTCGGCGACGCGTGGCACTCACGGAACCCCAGCCACGTCCGAGTCGCCGGTCCCGATGGGAAGCGGCGCTGGGTCTATCTCGACACGCCGATCTCGCTCGACAGTTACCTCGAGACGATCGACGAGCACAGCGGCCTCGAGGGGCGACGGCTCAACGCCGAGGCACACATCCGGCCAGTCTCGCAGCAAGCCGCGCAGCCAATTCCTGCGTGACCTGGTCGCCGCTCTCGAGGAGGACGCGCGGCGCGAGGTCGAGTTCACGGCGCGGGTCGGCGTGCTCGCGGCTGCGGGGATGAATCGCGGCGAGATCGCGGAGCGCCTGGGCGCCGGCGGTGCCGAGGTGCGGGCGGCGATCGAGCGGCTGCGGCGCGTCGGGCACGATCTGGCGTAGTCGCGCGACACGCGGCCCGCTTCTACCTGCGGCGTGAGTGAATATCGGCTGTCTCGCCGTTCGGCCGCGGTCTACCCGGCGCCGGGGTTCTGAAACGCGACCGGATAGTCGCGGGCGATGGCGAAGAGGAAGGCCAAACCCCGCTGCACCGGCACGTCGGTCACCACCGGCAAGCGCTGTAAGGCTGCCCCGCTGAAGGGCACCAAGCGCTGTGCGGCCCATCCGCTTTCACCCGATTCGACCCGGTTTGGATCGCCGGAGCAGGCGGGGGCCGCTGGCAAGCTCGGCGGCCGCCCGCGGCTGCCGCGGCCCCACGAGGTCCTGCGCGAGCGCATCGAGAACGACATCGACCGCTGGCTGGCGCCGCTCGAGGCAGCGCTCGGCGCGTCGAAGCCGATGCAGACCTGGAGCGCCAGCCGCGGCGAGCACAAAATCATCTACGTCGCAGATCCCGAGCTCGGGATGAAAGCCACCAAGCTCGCCATGCAGCTGGTGTATGGCAAGCCCAGGCAGCCGCTCGAGCTGACGGGCGACGACGGTGGACCCGTGAAGACCGAGCTCGACTTCTCCGACCCGGCGGTGAGGGAGGCGCTGCATGGTCTCGTCGCTGCCGTTGCCGACGCTCGCGAGGGCTAGCCCCGCGGGCCTGGCGCTGGCGGTCGACGAACGCCTGGTCGATCAGGGCGCGGCGAAGCGCTACGCCTACCCGGACCACATCCGGCTGATCGACCGCGAAATTGTCGCCGCGGTCGCGCGGGCCCACGAACGGCAGCGCCGCGCCGCCGCCGGGGAGCCGGTCGACGATCGCCCGGAGATCCTGCTGATCGAGGTCCCCCCGCGCCACGGCAAGTCCACCGAGATCAGCGAATACACCCCCGCCTGGTTCGTCGGCACCTTCCCCGACCGCCACGTCATCCTCTGCAGCTACGAGAGCGACTTCGCCTCGAGCTGGGGCCTGAAGGCGCGGACGATCCTCGAAGAGCACGGCCGCGACCTCTATGGCGTCGAGCTCAACCCGCGGTCGTCCTCGGCGAAGCGCTGGGGCCTGCGCGGCCATCGCGGCGGGATGATCACCGCCGGCGTCGGCGGCCCCATCACCGGCATGGGCGCCGACCTGTTGATCATCGACGACCCGATCAAGAACGCCGAGCAGGCGATGTCGGAGGTGATCCGGGAGAAGCAGTGGGATTGGTGGCTCTCGACGGCGCGCACGCGGCTGCAGCCCGGCGCCGTGGTCATCGTGCTCCTGACCCGCTGGCACGAGGACGACATCGCCGGCCGGATGCTCGCCTCGAGCGAGGAAGGCGGCGACCCCGTCACGGAGATCCGCCTGCCCGCGATCGCCGAGGAGGACGACCCGCTCGGCCGCCCGGTCGGGGAAGCGCTCTGGCCGCAGCGCTACTCGGCCGAATGGCTGCTCCACACGCGCAAGGTCCTCGGCCCGTATTGGTTCAGCGCGATGTACCAGGGCAAGCCCACGCCCGACGAGGGCGGCATCTTCGGCCGCAAGTACTTCCACTACTGGGAGGTCGAGAACGGCCTGGTCGTCCTCACGCGGCCCGGCGGCGCCAAGCAAAGCTACGGCCTCGACTGGATCGCGAAATTCCAGACCGCCGACCTGGCGGCGTCGGAGAAAGAGCAGGGCGACTACACCGTGCTCAGCGAGTGGTGGGTGACCCCGGACAAGGACCTGCTGCTGAACAGCGTCACCCGCGACCACATCCCGGTCACCGACCAGCCCGACTTCTTCCTCGACCATCACACCGGCGCCGTCGCCAAGATCGAGTCGATCGGCTACCAGTCGGGGATGGTGCGGGCGCTGCTGCGCCGCGGCTTCCCGGCCGAGCCGGTCTTCCCCGACAAAGACAAGGTCACCCGCGCCGGCGTCGCGGCCGCGCTCTACAAGGGCGGCAAGGTCTACCACCGCCGCGGCGCCGAGTGGCTGCACGACTACGAGGCCGAGCTGCTCGCCTTCCCCGCCGGCGAGCACGACGACCAGGTGGACACGCTCTCCTACGCCGCCCGGGCGCTGCCCGACATCCCACCCGCCCAGCAGCGGCAGGCGCAGCGCGATCGGGGCCAGACGATCAGCGGCGGGCTGGGGACGAAGCAGCTTTAGCGGTCGGTGCTACAACGTACGCTGTAGCACAATCCCAGCCCAGGGCGTCGGCGCCGCGGATCCTCCCAGTCGTGATCGTCGGCGCCCACTTGGTATGCAGTACACGCCGAGGTCGTATTTCTTTACCACCGCCGCCGTGGGCGGCTTGTTGCTCATATGCGCGTTGGTAAGGCGCCGACCGTCCCCGTTCCTAATCTTTCGTAAGTGACCTCGGAGGACTTGATCAAGCAGGCGCTCGAGCAGCTGCAGCTGAAGCAGCACGTCGAGCCGACCCGCGAGCGGGCGATTGCCATCACCAACGTCGAGACCGGACTGGTCTGGCTGCAGGAGGGCGAGCGGCGCGAGCGACACGCGGAATTCGCGGAGCGGGCGCGGTGAGGCGGCGGATCGCGGCCTGGTTCCGCACCATCACCGGCGAGGAGGTGCGGGCGGCGAAGCTGCGGGTCGAAGCGGCGAACGGCTATGCGACGGCCGCCGCCGAACGGAGGAAGGCACGCGAAGTCCATGCCCAGCTGAAGGGACCGATCCACGGGAAGGTGCAGTGGATCCGCGGCATGTGCAGCGACAGCCTCGCCCACGAGGAGATCGACGCGAAGCTCGCCGAGCTCGATGACGTCGTTCACGCAGCAGCCGAGATCGTTGCCCCGACTGCCATGGAGGTGATGGCGGAGAACCTCGCCGCCGCCACCCGGCTTACCGGCGCGTATGAGTACGTCCCGCCTGGCGAAACGATGGTCTGATGAGCGACGAATACTTCAGTCTCGCCTACGACGAGCGGGCCCAGGAGCTCGCCGACGAGATCGACGAGGCGCAGAAGCGGGCCGACGCCGAGCTCGCGCAACTGCGGGCGACCCGCTCACCGCGGGTGAGGGTCGGCGAGGCGCTTTGGCACGCGAAGGAACAGGCCCGCGCTGACCGCGCCCGGGCCGAGCTGCTGAAGCTCGCCGCCGGCGACACCTAGCCGACTTCTGAAATCCGCCCTCGCCCGATAGTCGCGGGCGATGGGCTTCCTCGATCGCCTCCGCCTCCGCGCCGCCGACGCCGCGCCGCCTCCGACCAAGCCGCGGGGCGGCTCCGGGCGCAACCACTACGGCGGCTTCCTCGAACTCGAAGAGGAGAACTTCGAACTCCGCTTCCCCTACGGGCTGCGGATCTTCGACCGGATGTACCGGACCGACCCGGACGTGCGGCGGGCGGTGCGGATGGTGGTCAATCTGGTCGCCGGCGGCACGTGGTCGGTCGAGCCCTTCGGTGGTGAGGAAGCCGAAGAGAACGACGTGAAGGCGGCCGAGGCCTTCAAGTGGGCGCTCTTCGAGTTCATGTCGCCGGACTTCGGCGGCCACCTGGCCGAAGCGCTGCCTGTGCTGGTGCGCTCCGGCTTCGCCCCCTTCGAGGGAGTATGGGAGGCGACCGAGTTCGAAGGGAAACCGCTGATCGCGCCGCGCTCGCTCGAACTGCGGTTGCCACGGACGATCCAGCGCTTCGAGTCCGACGACATGAACCAGCTGCAGACGCTGGTGCAGTTCCTGCCGACGCAGGGCTACGTCGATCTGCCGCTCGAGGACCTCGTCTACTACCGGATCGGCGCCGAGGGCGACAACTGGGAGGGCGGCTCGATGCTGCGCGCCGCCTACAAGCCGTGGTTCCTGAAGGACAAGCTCGAACGGATCGACGTGATCAAGAACGAGCGCCTCGCGATGGGGATCCCGATCGCCTACCCGCCGAAGGACGCGACGGTCGAGCAGATCGACGAGGTCGAACGGATCCTCGGCGGGATCCGCGCCGCGGAGCAGGGGTTCATCATCGCCCCGGGCCCGCACGCGCAGGACCTGCGCAAAACGCTCGAGGGCCAGGGCTGGCGCTTCGAAATCCTCGGCATCGGCTCCGGCGAAGCGACGGTCGACGTCCGCCCGTCGATCGAAATGCAGGGCGACAAAATCAGCGGCGCCTTCATCGAGGACTTCATGCGCCTCGGCCAGGGTCAGGCCGCGAGCGGCGCCCGGGCAACCGCCGACTCGCAGGAAAACCCCTTCCTCGCCAGCGCGGAGGCCCTCGCCGGCGAAGTCGAATCACCCCTCAAGCCCCTGGCCAAGCGCTTCGCCGAACTGAACTTCGACGGCGACCGACCGCCGAAGGTCAAGATGTCGACCGTCGACTCGACGTCGCTGGCCGAACTCAGCGAATTCGTCGCGAAACTGGTGGAAAAAGAAGTGATCCACCCCGACGACGAGCTGGAGGACTTCCTCCGCCAGCGGGGCGACCTGCCACCGGCCGACGCCGAGGAGCGCGAGGAACGGAAGAAGCAGGCCGAAGAGGCGCGCGAACTGCAGAAGAAGGCGGCCGAAGCGCCACCCGCCCCCGCGCCGCGGCCGGGAGACCCGGCGCCGCCCGCGCCTGCTGCCGCCGATCCGCGGCCCCGGCCGGCGCCGGCGCCGGGCAAACCGGCAGAACCGAAACCGAAAGCCGAGGACGCAGGCGAACGCCGCCAGATGCGCTGGTGGGAGGAGCTGATGTCGCTCGACGAGATCGAGACGGCGATCGACTCCGCCCGCGGCCGCTTCGAATCCGCCGGCGGAGAGCACGCCCGCCGACTCGCCTCCGAGATGGCCGACGCGGCGCTCGCGGGGAAGACGCTGACGCCGAAGGCCGACGACCAGCTGGCCTCCGCCCTCTACAACGAGATGGCGCGGCTCTACCGCACCGGCCGCTCGACCGTGGTCGACGAGCTGAACGCCCAGCGCCCCGGCGCCGGCGACGCCGCGGTCGCGGCGGCCGACGTCGAATCGCAGGCGGCGAGACGACTGCGCGAACGGGCCAAGCTCTCGGCGCAGTCGATCGCCTCGCGTATCTGGCAGAAGGTCAGCCACGCCGTGATCGGGAAGCCCGGCGATCGCGCCCGGGCCCAGAAGGCGGGCGAAGCCGAGGCGGCCGCGGCGCTGCGCGGCGAGGCGCAGCTGCACGCCGCCGGCGCGCTGAACGAAGGCCGCAACGACCAGGCCGAGATCTCCAAGGACGAGATCGAGGGCGCGCGCTACACCTCGATCCTCGACAGCCGCCGCTGCGACGCCTGCGCGGCCGACGACGACGACGTCCTGCGCCGCCTCGACGACCCGGTGCGGCTCTCCCACATCCCGCCGAACCCCGACTGCCAGGGCGGCGGGCGCTGCAGGTGCATGGAATTCTTCGAGCTGAAGGACGAGGCGCCGGGCTACGGCGGCGGCACGCCTCCGCCCGAGCCGCCGCTGTCACCGCCTGAAGGCCCGGGCGGCCTGGCGGCCGACCACTTCGACGTCGAAGGCGGCACGGCGCAGATGAAGGCGCTGGTCGCCGACCAGCTGGCGGCGATCGACCAGGTCCACCGGATCCCGAAGTCGGTCGGGCGCGTGCCGATCAAGATCAAGCCGACCCTGGACAGCGGGAAAGGCAAACGGCTCGGCTACTGGAATGGCTCGATCGACCTCGAAGGCAACTGGCACGACGAGGAAATCGCCCTCTCGGCGCAGGCGCTACGGCGCAAGCCGCCGCTCACCTCCGCGGTCCATGAGGTCGGCCACTCGCTCGACGGGCATGGCTTCGGCGACGGGACGCCGGTGGCGGCGATCGCCAACAGCGGCGGCCGCGACCTCTTCTCGTCGACGCCGGCGATGATCGAGTGGCGCGAAGCGGTCACCAACAGCGCCGCCTACCGCGGCCTCGTAGCCGAAGGCTCCGACTACCAGCGGGAAATCCGCGAGCTGCTCGCCCGCAGCTACGAGCAGTACATCGCGCTGCGCTCCGGCAACGAAGTGCTGAAGGCGAAGATCGTCGCCCGGCTGGAAGCCGAGCCGAACATCTACTGGTCCGACGCCGACTTCCAGCCGATCGCCGAGGCCTTCGACCGGTTCCTTGCCACCCGCGGTCTGCGCTGAACGACGAAGCGCCCCGAAGGGCGCCTCGTCGACCGGTTCGCCGGAACAGTCTGTGCTTGCGTCGGGCTCAGCCCGATCCGGCGGGGATACTCGCCACCCGGCGACCCCGTGGCAGTTCGTTACTCGACGCCGTCGCTGGCGACGTCGATCCGGACCATCTTGACCTTGCCGACGCCGACGTCGTCGTTGCCTGCGACGTGGACCAGGTCGTCATCGCCGATGCCGTTGAACAGGCCGGCCACCTCGGCGCCGTCCTCCAACTCGAGGCGCACTTTCGACCCGGTCGGGATCGCCTTCAGCTTGCTCTTGATCTGCTCGCTGTCCATGGCGACAGCGTAGCCGCACGACCGTCCGATAGTCGCGGCTGCATGAAGGAGAAACTGATCAAGCTGCTGGGCCTCGACGCCGAGGCGACTGACGACCAGATCGTCGAGGCGCTCTCCTCGAAGCTCGACAACTCCAAGCTGCTGAAGGCGCTCGATCTGAAAGAGGACGCCTCCGCGGATGACATGGTCGCCGCGATCGAGAAGCTCGGCGCCGACGACACCGAGGTCTCGCTCGAGGACAAAGCGAAGGCCGAGGGCAAAGTCGTCGTCGACGCCTCCGAGTGGACGGAGACGAAAGCGAACGCCGCCGCCGGCAAGGCCGCGGCCGCCGAGCTGAAGCAGGACAAGTTCGACCGCGCCTTCGACAAGGCGCTCGAGGAGCTCCGGGTCGACGCGAAAGACGAGACCCGCACCGAGTGGCAGGAGCTCTACGACCTGGCGCCCGAACAGACGATCAAACGGCTGGACGCCCTGCCGAAGGTCGCCAACGCCAAGCCCCGCGGCTCCGGCGAGGGCCCGGCGGCCGACGCGCCCGACAACGTCGACCAGGAGCGCTTCGAGCTCAACGAGAAGGTGGAGGCGCGGATGGCGAAGGACGACTGCTCCTACGAGGAGGCGCTCCGCAAGGTGCGCGCCGAGGAGAAGAGCTGATGTCCGGCACGCTCGACCGCTACAAAGGCTTCCCGGCGATCGCCGGCTCCGCGATCAACCCCGGCGTCCCCGTCGTCTTCGGCGGCGGCGTCGAGCGCGGCGTCATCCCGGTCGCCTCGAACAACATCGTCGCCGTCGGCATGATCGACACCCGCGTCGGCGCGGCCTCGGCCGGTGACCCGGTCACCGTCTACGAGCACGGCGCCGTCGTGGAGGCCCTCGCGGCCGCCTCGGTCGGCCAGGGTGCCGAGGTCGCCTTCCAGGTGCCGAGCAACGGCTTCGCCCCGGTCGCCGGCGCCTCCGGCGTCCTGCGGGCCTCGGTCGGCGTGACCATGACGCCGGCCAACCCCGGCGAGTACTTCGCCCTCTACGTGCGCCCGCGGGTGCTGGGAGGCCTGGCCTGATGACGCGCTTCGGTGCAGCCGATATCCAGCCTCGCGACCCCAACGGGCTGCAGGTAATCGACCCGATCCTGACCAACCTCGGGATCCGCTACTTCCCGCAGGGCTTCGTCTACGACCAGATCGTCGCCAAACTGCCCGGCGGCATCGCCAAGAACTCGGGCCAGTACCCGGTCTGGAAGCTCGAGGACCTGCTCCGCGACGACGTCGAGTCCGAGGTCGACGATCGCGCCGAGACGCCCGAGATCGACTTCGGTGTCGAAATGCGGGACTACCTGCTGCGGAACTACCGCCTCAAGGTCTCGATCACGCCGGAAGAGCGCTCGCAGGCCGCCGACGAGCTGCGCTTCGAAGAAACGAAAGTCAAAGGCCTGATCCGCCGCATGACCCTGCGCCGCGAGCGCCGCCTGGCGGCCGCCCTGCGCAAGACCACCGCGGGCGGCCAGCTGACCCTCGGCGGCGGCGTGGTCCACAAGTGGGGCGAAAAAGAAGCCACGATCGAGCTCGACGTGAAAGCCGCCCGGAAAGCCGTCCACGACGCGACCGGGCAGCACGTCGACACGATGGTCATCGACTGGGACGTCGCCTACGCGATCTCCCTCGACCCGGCGATCCGCGAAATCATCAAGTACACCGTCGACGGCAACATGATCATCTCGCGCGGCGAGGCGATCCTGCCCAAGAACCTCTTCGGCCTGAACGTCGTCATCGCCGACGGGACGATGTACAACACGGCCCGCAAAGGCTCGCCGCTGGCGCTCAAATCGGTCTGGGACGACACCGTGCGCTTCATCAAGCGCGGCGGCGACGATCTCGACGAACCGTCGACCATCTACAGCCTCGAGGGCCAGGTCGCGGCGACCAGCGAGAGCCGCACCGCCCGCTCGACGTCGGAAGGCGGCGGCGCCTTCGTCATCGACAAGTGGGCGACCGCCGATCCGCCGGTCGACTACGTCCGCGCCTGGGAGAAGAAGCAGGAGAAAGTCACCGCTCCCGACGTCGCCTACGTCCTGGAAGACGTGCTCGCATGAGCCGCAAGACCCTCTACGTGATCGACGACGGCCTCGTCTACGCCGGACGCTCCTATGTCCGTGGCGACGTGATCGCGCTCGACTCCGCGGCCGAACAGCAGCTGCTCGAGGAAAAGCGCGTCTCGACGACCGAGTCGCCCGCGGCCGCGCCGGCCGGCGCGGATCCCGCCGCGACCGCGCCGTCGATCGGCGACGTCTCCACCGAGGACCTGGTCGCCGAGCTGGAGGCGCGCGACGACTACACCCCGCCCGCGCCCTTCGACTATGACAAGCTCAAGGTCGAGCAGCTCGAGCAGGTGATCGAGGCCCGCAAGGCCGCGCTCGAGGTCACCGGAACCGGCAAGGACGGCGACGTCGTCAAGGCGGACCTGGTGAAGACGCTCACCGACGCCGACGCCGCTCTCGCAGCCTCCTGAGGCGATCGTGACGAAGCCTCGCTACGAGGTTTTCGAAGGCGCCGACGGGCAGCACTACTGGCACCTGATCGCCGCCAACGGCGAGATCCTGGCCTCCAGCGAGGCCTACGAGACCGCTGAGCACGCCCGGGAAGGCGTAGAAGCGGCCGAAGAGGCCGCCGCGGCCGCCGAGTCGGACCGCGATGCGCTCGCGGAAGCGCTGGAGGGACCAGCGTCAACCGCCGAGGACGCGGCCGGCGAGGTCCCCGAGAACGAAGCCTGATCCGTTTCTGAAACGCGTCCGATAGTCGCGGGCGATGGGAAGTTCTGAACTTCGCAATCAGGCCGCCGACCACCCCGTGAAGGCCGCTCGCCTCGCCCGCGCAAAGGACCACCGCCTGGTCGACGTCGCCGCGGCGGCGGAGATCTCGACCAGCTACCTGTCGATGATCGAGCACGGCCTCGTTCCGCCGCCGGCGGTACAGGGGCGCATCGCCGCGGTACTCGGCTCGCCGGTCGAGGAGCTCTGGGCGACGTGAGCGCGGCCAGCTTCCCCGCGGGCCTGGAGGTGCGGTGGTTCTGCCACCCCGACCACTCGCCCGCCGGCGCGATCCTCGAGTCGGCGCCCGTCGGCAAGGCCCTGATCGGCTACGTCGTCGAGCAGCTCGACGGAACCGATCTCTACCGCGTCAAGTTCGACGAGGTGCGCCCGATCGTCCAGTGCCACGCCGACGAACTGGTGGCGGTGTGAAGGCCTCGCCGGCCGAGATCCACCGTCGGCGCGAGCGGCGTCAGGCGCGGCGACGTCGGCGGCTGCGCCGCGGCGATCGCGCTGCGGCCGCCGAGCGTATGGAGCGGAAGGTCGCCCGCGGCCAGCACCTCTTCGGCGCGCTCTTCGCGCAGGTCCTCGACCAGTCGCGCCCCCGCCAGAAGGCGCTCGACAAAGAAGCGGCCAGCCGCCGGAAGCGACGGGCCCGCCAGCGCAAGCGGGGGGAATGGCGCTGATGGCCGACATGGTCCAGCCGCGCTTCGCGGTGACGATCGTGCCCCGCGGTTTTCCCGGCGCCAGTGAGCAGCCTGCGCCGTCGCAGGCGCAGGTCGACGCGCTGAACGAGACCATCACCCCCGAGCTGGCCGAGCAGCTGCTGGACGGCGGTGACGAAGTCGTGGTCACGCTCGTCCGCGCGCATACCGCGCAGGCCTGGGTGCCGATCGAGGCGCCGGCGGAAGAAGAAGGTGGCGGGTGAGCACCGTCGGCCTCGCGCTGATCGTCCGGGACGAGGAAGAGACGCTGCCGCAGCTGCTCGCCTCGATCGAGGGCGCCTTCGACCAGGTGGTGCTCGTCGACACCGGCAGCGAGGACCGGACCGTCGCCGTCTTTCGCAACTGGGCGCGGAAGGAGCACAAGCGCCACCCCGACTTCACCTATCGGGCGCAGGCCTTCGAGTGGATCGACGACTTCGCAGCCGCCCGCACCTACGCCGACTCGTTCCTGAAGACCGACTGGACCTGCTGGGCCGACGCCGACGACGTCATCCGCGGCGCCGAGAACCTGCGCGGCCTGGCCGCCGGCGCGCCGGCGGACCTGCAGAGCTTCATCTTCGGCTACGACTACGCCCGCGACGCCAACGGCAACTGCGCCTGCTACCTCGTCCGCGAGCGCCTGGTGCGCCGCGGCGCCGGCGAGTGGCTCGGCCGGGTCCACGAGTCCCAGCTGGTGCGCGGCCGCCAGCAGATGGTCAGCCCCGACGTCACCGAGTGGGTCCACAACCACCCGCCGGACCCGACCGACTCCAACGAGCGGAACATCCGCATCCTCGAGGCGTGGGTGGAGGAGGCGCCCGAGGATCCCCGCGTCGTCGGCTACCTCGGCACGGAGCTGATGATCCGCGCCGAGCACGACCAGGCGGGCGAGTACTTCGAGCGCTACCTGGCGCTGAAGACCGGCTGGGACGAGGAGCGCGCGCAGATCCACCGCAAGCTCGGCGTCGTGCGGATCCACCAGGGCCGCCACGACGAGGCAATCGACACCGCGATGGAGGCGATGCGGCTGATGCCGCAGTGGCCCGACAGCTACCTGACGCTGGCCGAGGCCTACCACGAGAAGGGCGAGTGGGCGAAGGCAATCGAGTGGGCCGGCGAGGTCCTGCGCCGCGGCCAGCCGCAGACGATGCTGATCGTCAACCCGATGGACTACACGGTGACGCCGCGCCTGGTCCTGGCCTCCTCGCTCGGCCAGCTCGGCCGCCTCGAGGAGGCGCTCGCGGTCGCCGAGGAGGTCCTGGCGATCGTCCCCGACCATCTGGGCCTCCAGCAGCAGCGACAGGCCTGGATCGCCCAGGGACAGCGCGAGGCGACCGCCCAGACCTGGGCGAAGTGCGCGCGCCAGCTGGTCAACCACGACGAGCAGCTGAAGGCGCTGCGGCTGATCGAGGAGACCGTCCCCCACTTCGCCCAGGACCACGCCGAGATCGTCGCTCTGCGCACCGAGATCCGCGAACGGGTCTATCCCCTCCTCGACCAGGGCGAGTACGACGAGCACTACGTGTCGGGCGGCTCCAAGCCCGAGGACTTCATCCCCGACGAGAAGGTCGACGAGCTCGGCGCGGCGCTGCCGCGGTGCGGCTTCCTCCTCGAAGGCGTGCTCGAGCAACTCGGAGCGCCGGCATGAGCCTGACCCGCGACGAGCGCCGCGCCGCGAGCGCGGTCAACGCGATCGGCTACCTGCCCTGCGAGCACTGCGGCACGCGCTCCTACACCGCGCTCCGGGAAACGACGCAGGGCGAGCGCATCCGGCTCTGCACGAAATGCGGGATCCACCTGCCGAGGGCAAGGTCGCAGCGATGAGCGGCGTGCGCCAGAAGCGATATCGACGGAGACACCCGGATCGATATGCCGCCGAGGCACGGCGACGGAGTCAGCGGACCGGTTCCCTCTCCGGTGATTTCGGCGGCCACCTACGCGGTCGGAAATATTGGACTTCGGCTGAAGAGGAGCGCGTGCTGGAGCAAGCCGTGCCAGACCGACAGCTTGCGGAGGAACTGGGTCGGTCGATGAGGTCGATCACCGTCCGCAGGAGTCAGATCAGGCGCCGCACCGCGCCGGAGCAATCGCGATGAGGATCCTCGACTGCGGCTCCCACGACGGCTACGTCGCGCTCTGGCTCGCCCGCCGGCTGCGCGAGCAGGGCCACGAGGTGACGATCGACGGCATCGAGCTGAACCCCGACGCCGTCGACGCCGCGCAGGCTCGCTTCAACGCCGAGGGCTTCGCCGGCACGTTCGTCGTCGGCAACGTCCTAGACGCTCCCTTCCACATCGACCTGAACCCGGGCAGCTACGACGCCGTCGTCTGCTTCGAGGTGATCGAGCACGTCCCGAAGCCTGAAGTTCTGCTTGAGGCTTTGGAGACCATGGCGAAGCCGGATGGCCGGATCTACCTGTCCACGCCCGACGGCACCTTCGGCACCGGGCAGAATCCTCACCATCTTCGGGTCTTTCGCGCCGTCGACCTGGCCGATCTCCTCCGCCGCAGGGGGAAGCTGATGGATATGGCTGTAGGACAGGACGGCGTGACGGCCGCCAGCTACATCCCCGCCGAGCGTCGGGGCGAGATCGCCATCTACACCGGCCCCGGCTGGGAGACCTGGTCGCCGCACGACATCGAGCGCCGCGGGCTCGGCGGCTCGGAGACGGCCGCCGTCCGCGTCGCTCAGGAGCTTTCCGAGCTCGGCTACGTCGTCTCCGTCTATGGCGAGGTCCAGCCAGGCGCCTACCAGCAGGTGATCTACCGCCACCACTCCGTCTTCGACCCGATGGAGCGGCGCCTGGCGGTGATCGCCTCGCGGATCCCCGAGGTCGGCGACAAGCGGCTGAACTGCCGCTCGCGCCTGCTGTGGCTGCACGACACCGACTGCGGCGATCGCCTCACCGCCCGCCGCGCCGAGGCCTTCGACCACGCCCTGGTGCTCAGCCGCTGGCACGCGGAACACGTGAGCGGGATGTACCCGTTCCTGCGCGGCCGTCTGCGTCGGATCCGCAACGGCATCGAACGGGCCTATTTCCGGAAATACGGAGATCGGCAGAAACGCGTCCTCTACACCTCCTCTCCGGACCGAGGCCTCGACGTCCTGCTCGAGCTGTGGCCACGGGTGCTCGAGGAGGTCCCGGACGCGAAGCTCGAGTACTGCTACTCGGAGGTCTACGACGCGATCGCCAACCAGGATCCGACCGTCGCCGCGCATCGCGAGCGGATCCGCGAGCTCGCGGCCGCCACGACCAACACCGAGGCGCTCGGCTCGCTCTCCCAGCCCGAGCTCGCGAAGCTGATGTGCGAGTCGCTCGTCTGGGCCCACCCCTCCTACGCCACGGCGCACGGCCAGCCCTTCCACGAGACCAGCTGCATCGGGGCGATGGAGGCACAGGCCGCGGGCTGCGACGTCGTCGCCTCGAACTGGGGCGCGCTGCAGGAGACCGTCAGGGTCGGGATGCTGATCGACCCGCCGCCGCTGAGCGACCGCTGGCGGGACGCCTTCGTGAAGGAGATCGTCACCGGGCTGACCAACGAGAAGGTGCAGTACCGGGCGCAGACGGCGGGGCCGAAGGTCGCCGAGGACCTCGGCTGGGACGGCGTCGCCGGCTCGATCGCCGCGCTGATCGAGGGCGAAGTACTGAACCCGGCCTGACCCGCGTCGGATAGTCGCCGGCGATGATCGCGATCGCCGATCCGGCCGGAATCTTCCCCACCGACGCGCACCGCCGGGTGCTGGCGCACCTGCCGGTCCCGGGCGACGACCCGCTCGCCGTCGAGGACCTCCTGGTCCGGATGCACACCGACGATCCGACCGACTTCACCGAGACCGACCAGCTGCTCGAGGTCCTCGACGAGCTCGGCGAAGGCGGCGATGCGAGCGAATCCAAAGCCGGCTGGCGCCAGACCAAAGCCGGCTTCGGGAAGCTGACGGGCCCGATCGCCAACGAGCCGCCCCCACTCGAGGGCGCGGCGCTCGAGGCCGAAGAGGCGCGCAACGCCGAACTCGCCGCGAAGCCCGAGGCGGCCGCCGCGCGCGAGCAGGAGATCGCCGACAAAGTCGCCGTCTACCGCGCCGAACTGGAAGCCGAAGATGCCTGAGCTGCTGATCCCCTGCGGCGAGCTCGAGGTGGTCCGCCTCGAGATCGACTTCTCGAAGGCGCACATGTCGGACTACCTGCGTCGCAGGCTCGAGGAGGAGTCCGGGATCCCCGACGCCGCCCGCTGGCTGATGGGCCTCGAGTATGCGTCGAAGTCCGACTACCTCGAGAACAAGGTCCTCGACCATTTCTTCTCGGGCAAGGCCGAAACGTCGAAGCCGCAGCCCTGGCTGGCGCTCTGCTCGGTGGTGCCGGAAGACGGCAAAACCGGGTCGACCATCACCGAGCTGGCCTACACCGGCTACCAGCGCTTCAAACTAGAAGCGTCGATGTTCGGGTCGGCGGCGAGCGGCTCGAGCAAGAACAGCTCCAAACTCGAACTCGCCGGGTGCACCGGCGGATCCGGCACCGCGGTCGGCTGGGCGACGGTCGACGCGAGCTCGGCCGGGAACATGCTCTATTGGGGCACCTGCAGCTCGACGGTGATCTCGACGACGCAGACGCCGCCGATCGTCCCGATCGAAGGCCTCGTCGGCAACGAGGACTGACCTCCCGGCAGGGCGGCCGACGTGGCCAAACCCGAAGCCGTCACGCAGACCGCGGTGCCCTGGAACACGAGCACCACGCCGAAGGAAACCGAAGAACTCACCGTGCAGGCCGGTGACCGGCTGGTCGCCTTCGGGATCTCGGAGGCCAACTCCGTCGCGGTCGCGATCTCAGGCGGGCTGACCTGGACCCAGCAGAAAAAATTCAACACCGCCAACAACGTCTTCCTGTCGTTGTGGACCGCGACGGCGGGCGAAGCCAAATCGTTCAAGGTGAAATTCACCCGCGAAGGCGGGACGACCCAGCACTACGGCGGCGCGGTACAGGTCTGGCGGAAAGCCTCGGGGTTCGGGGTGATCGCCGGCTCGACCAACACCGAAGGCGCGCCGTCGCTGGCGATGACGACCGAAAGATCGGGCAGCGCGATCGCGATGTGCGTCGGCGACTGGAATGCGAAAACCGGGGCGGCCACCTACCGCGCCGGCGCCGGAGCCTTCACCGAGAAAAACCACATCGAAGACAGCGGCTTCTACACGATCTATGGCGGCTTCTACGCCGAAGCCGGAGCCAAAGGCGAATACACGGTCGGGATGACCGCGCCGAGCGGCCAGAAGTACACGATCGCCGCGATCGAGGTCATGGGCGAAGACGCCGCGGCGGGCGCCGAACTCGCGCTCGGCGCATCGTCGGGATCCGCCGCGCCGAGCCTCGCGCTCACCGCGGCGACCACGGTCACCCTGGCGGCCGGCAGCGGCGTCGCCGCGCCGACCGCCAGGCTCACGGCGGCGACGTCGCTCACGCTCGGCGCCACCTCGGGCGCCGCGGCGCCCACCGCCGCGCTGACCGCGCCCGCACTCCTGGCGCTGACCACCGCGGGCGCTGCGTCGACGTCGCTCTCGATCTCCGCGCCCACGCAGCTGCTCCTGGGCGCGAGCTCGGGATCCGGGAGCACGTCGCTGCAGATGGCCGGTCCGGTCCAGCTGCAGCTCGGGGCGAGCACTGGCGCGGCCGCGCCCAGCCTCCAGCTGCGCGCGCCGGTGCAGCTGGTGCTCGGCCCAGCCGCGGGCGCAACTGCTCCCTCGATGCGCCTCACCGCGCCCGCGCAGGTCCCGCTGGGCCCGTCGACGGGCTCCGCGACGGCCGGCCTGGTGCTCGAGCTGCCCGCCGTGGCCGCGCCCCCGATCAAGTTGCCGACGTCGGTCACCGTGGCCGCCGTCACCGGGAGGGTGAAGGTCGTGGAGCGGTCCGCGGCGGTGGCGATCGCCACGGTGACCGCCGCAGTCGACGTCGACGAGGCCTCGGCGGCGGTGACCGTGGCGCCGCACTCGGCCGGCGCCCAGGTGGCCGGGACAGCGGCCAAGGTCAAGGTCGCGCCCCGCTCCGCGGGGGTCGAGGTCGGATAGTCGCGGCCGATGGCCGACTTCACGATCAAGCGCAACGACACCGCGCCCGCGATCGTCATCACCCTCGAAGACGCGAGCGGAGCGGCCGACGTCAGCACGGCGAAAGCCATGCACCTGTTCATGAAATGTGACCAGCCGACGCTGCTCGTGAAAACGGGACCGCTGGCGAAGGTCACCGATGGCAAAGACGGCAAGATCGAATACGCATGGGCCGACGGCGACCTGAAACAGGCCGGCACCTATCGTGCCGAGGTCGAGGTCACGCGCGCCGACGACACGGTCCAGACCTTCCCCAACGACGGCTACTTCGAGATCGAGGTGGTCGAAGACCTCGGCCAGCCCGGGGATCTCGAATGACCGAATTCCAGGAATTCCCGGCCGACCTCCCTGTCGAGACGCGGCTCGCCTACGCCGACGTCGGCGACGTCGAACGGCTGAACAAGGGACGGCCGCCGTTCCCGGCGACGTCGACGAGCGGCGTGACGACGATCGGCGACGTCGAGGGCTTCCTCTCCCAGACCGCGGGCGTCATCGACGGGCTGCTGCGGGAGAAGGGCTACGTCACCCCCGTCCCCACCACGGCGCCGACCTCGGTCCTGGTGACGCTGGAGAACTTCAACGCGCTGGGCGCCGCCTACTACGTCGAGCGCGCGGCGAAGACCCGCGACAAGGCCCAGTACGAAGACGCCAGGTCGATGTGGGAATCGGCGCAGAAGATGCTGGCTAACGGCGTCATCGAGCTCGACCTGCCGGTCGACCTCGAGGTCCGAAGGCCGCGGGGCGGCTTCGCCTCGGCGCCGACGCCGTTCTTCACGCGCGACATGGTCCTGTAGCGATGGCCCGCCAGGTCTTCCGCTTCGAGGTCGCGGGGGACGTGCAGTATTCGCGCGCCTTCGACGCGCTGGCCGAGGAGGTCCGCGACCTGACCGAGCCGCTGACCGCGGTCGGCGAGCTGGTCGTGCGCGACGTCGGCGAACAGTTCCGCAGCGAGGGCGCCTTCGGCCACGGATCCAAATGGACCCCGCTCAACACCGACTACGAACGGTGGAAGGAGCAGCAGGTCGGCGTCGAGCCGATCTTGGTCTTCAGCGGCAAGATGCGCGAAGCGATGATGGCGCGCTCCGCCGTGCATGTCTCGCCGCGGCGGATGGAATACGACCCCGACGCGCCCGACTACGCGATCCGCCACCAGCAGGGCGACGAAGAGCGTGGGCTCCCCCAGCGCAAGATGGTCGAGATCCCCGGCTCCGAGCGCCGCGCCGTCGACCGGATCTTCGCCACCTGGTTGAACAGCATCCGCCGCGAGCGCCTCGCCGGGCTGCGGATCTGAATACGAGCTGTATTCCGCGAGTCTTCCGATCTGGCAGATCCGCAGATTTCTGAAGTCGGATAGTCGCGGGCGATGGAACTGAACGAGCCCGTCATCCGCGCGCTGCACCAGCGCCTGGTCGACGAGCTGCCAACCGCGGCGGCCGCGGTGAACGAACGCGTCGACGACGGGATCCTTCTCCCGGATCTCGACACCACGCAGGTCCTCACCCACATCCCGCCGCCGTCCGAACGCCTGCAGCCGCCGACCATCGGCATCGGGGACGGCCCGAGCGAGCTCGAAGACGACGAGGGCTTCGCCGCGACGGGCCGCCACGAACTGCTGATCGTCGTCTACGAACAGTCCTCCGACCAGGATGCGCTCGCCTGGCTCCTGCGCCGCTGGACTTCAGCGATCGCCACGGTCGCCCTCCGCGGCCGGAACCTCGGTGACGGCGCCTGGGGCACGGGCCTCATCAAATCCGTCCCAGGGCCGACGCTCGTCGACAACCCCGACAACCCGCAGGAGTGGCTCTCCTGGTCGGGGATCCGGCTTTGGGCCAAGCGGGACGAAGAGTGACCGTCCGATAGTCGCGGGCGATGGCCGACTCCACCGATCTCACCGTTCCCGCCGACGCGCCGCCGGTGCAGCTGGTCGACGCGCGCTGGATCGCCCACTTCGAAGCGCAACTGCCGAGCGGCCAGATCCTGATCCCCGGCGAGACCGTCGTCCAGATCCCCGAGCCCGAGGCGATCGCCTCCGAGAACTGGGAGGTCGTCTCCGACGACGACGGCAAGGTGACCAGGGCCGACCTGGTCAAGGAGGCCGAGGGCCTCGGCATCGAGGTCTCGTCCCGGGCGAAGAAGGCCGACGTCGAAGAGCTGATCGCCGAGCGGCGCCAGGAGATCGCCGACGAAGAGGCCGCCGCGGCCGCCGGCGCCCCGCAGGACACCGACGAGGAGCCCGGCGACGAAGCCACCACCGATGACGACGGGAGCCAGGACTGATGCCGGGCGGACGCGCGACCAACGAGCCGAGCAACTACATCGCGATCGGCAAGCAGCCGGCCCGCAACGAAGAGGCCACCACCTTCTACTTCGCCAAGCACCTCGACGGCTCGGGCTTCGAGGTCGACGAGACCACCGAAGGCGTCCGCGAGGGCGGCGACGGCCAGGAAGTCGGCTTCGTCTACAAGTCGGCGATCGCCGCCGACGGGGAACTCGTCGCCAACTCGCGCCCGGAGCGCAGCGCGCGCGGGGCGGCCTGGACCTTCGGCTCCGACAAAGTCGAACCCGGCGCGGGCGAAGCCTCGGGTGCCGCCCAGATCCACATCGCGATCCCGACCTCCTCGCAGCCCTACCTGACCATCGAGCAGAAGTGGGGCGATGTCATCGAGCGCGTCTCGAACGTCTTCTTCACCAGCATGGTGGTCGAAGGCGAAGCCGGGCGGCCGCTGAAAATCACCAACTCCTTCATCGCCGGCGGCACTCCCTACCGCCGCAACGGCGAAGCCTCCGCGCTCACCCCCACCCGCGAGGTCTCCCAGCCGCACTTCTTCCCGGGCGGCTCCTACGTCCTCAACGGCGCGGGGAACACCAAGATCACGAAGTTCAAATCGACGATCCAGCGCAACGTCGACGACGCGATCCGCACCACCTCGCTCTTCCGTGAGGACGTCGTCGCGCTCAACTTCGACACCACCCTGGAATTCACCCTGAAGTACGAAGAAGCGGCGCTCTACGACCAGATCCACTACCTGTCGGGCACCACGATCTCCCCGAACGCGATGGGCCTCGCGACCGGCTCGTTCAAGGCCTACTCCGAATTCGGCGCCGGGACCGCGCTGCGCTTCTTCGAGATCAACCACACCTGCATCGTCTTCACCGGCGCTCGGGTCAACAAGCTCGACCCCGACGGCAAAACGATGTACATCGACGTGACGGCGATGGGCGTCAAAGGCGCCACCACGCAGGTCTTCACGCGCGTGCAGACCGCCTCGAGCGGCGCCTTCTGACCCGCGTCGGATAGTCGCGGCCGAGGGCGGGCGTTCGAACTGCGTCGACGTCGCGGCACCACCTCCCACGCAGGACGCGAATCACGGAGGTGGCAACCATGCCGCAGCAGATCACGGACCTGAGCGAGGCCGTACCGGAGACCTTTCCCGTCCGCCTCGAGCACGAAGGGCCCGTCTACCAGCTTCCGGGTGACATCCCGATCCCGGACTTCATCGAGCTCGAACGCCTCGTGAACGACCTCGAAGATCCCGAGGCCGAGGGCACCGGCGGCGAGAAGTTGCAGGCCCTCTACGAGAAGGTCCTCGAGATCTTCCAGGTCCACCAGCCGGACCTGGAGAGCCTCCCGATCGGCCCGAAGCGTCTCGGCGCGCTGATCGTCCACCTCTACAGCGGCGCGGCCGATGCGGATGGCGGTGATGACGCCCGCCCTCCCAAGGCGGCTGGGACGCCGAGTACGAAACCGAAGCGGTCGAAGAGATCAGCTTCTTCGAAGTCGTAGGGGCGCTCTGCGAGTTCTATGGATGGGAGCCCGACTTCTGGGAACGGATGGGCTGGCGACGGCTGCGAGCGTGGCTCCGCGAGCTCACCCGTGCCCGAAAGGCCCGGGCCGGACAGGGCACCACCGACCCCGACTCCTGGGCGGGCGCCGAGAACGACCACTGGTGGGCCGAACAGCGACGTAAGCAGGACGAAATCCGCGGGAGGCGTTGACGGTGGCCGATGACCTGAAGGTCATCGTCGACGCCGACGCGGGCCCGCTTCGGCGGGAGCTCGGCAGCGCGAGCGGCACGGTCAAGATCTTCGGCGAGACGGTTCGCCGGGAGACCCCGGCCGCCGCCGGCTTCAGCGCCGCCGTCGACAAGCAGAAAGAATCGCTCCACGGGCTGATGTCCGTGGCGAAGATCGCTTCGGTCGGCGTCGCCGGCGGCGCGGCGCTCGCCGTCGCCTCGATGGTGAAGACCGGCGCCGCCTTCGAATCGCAGATGGCGCGCGTCCAGGCGGTGACCGGCGCGACCGGCGCCGAGATGGGGGAACTGCGCCGGCTCGCGATCAAGCTCGGCGCCGACACGAAGTTCTCCGCCGGCGAGGCGGCCGAAGCGATGTACGAGCTCGCCTCCGCGGGCTTCGACGTGAAGGAAACCCAGGCCGCGCTGCCCGGCGTCCTCGCGCTCGCCGCCGCCTCCAGCGTCGGCCTGGCCGAAGCCGCCGAAATCAACTCGAACGCACTGCGAGGGTTCAACCTCGCATCCTCGGAATCGACGCACGTCGCCGACGTCCTCGCGCAGTCGGTCAACAGCTCGAGCGTCGAGATGCAGGACCTGCAACTCTCGCTGAAGTACATCGGCCCCGTCGCCAGCGCGACCGGCGAGAGCTTCGAGTCGATGATCGCCGCCGTGTCGCTGATGGGCGACGCCGGGATCAAGGGTGAGCAGGCGGGCACGACGCTGCGCGCGGGCCTCCTGAAACTCGTCAAGCCGACCAAACAGGTGACCGAGGGGCTGAAGGCCCTCGGCCTCGACGCATCCGATCTGCAGGGGCCTAACGGACTTCTCCCATTGCCCGAGCTTGTGGGGAAGCTCCAGGGCGGGATGCAGGGGCTGAGCAAGTCCCAGCAGAACTTCGCTCTGGCCTCGATCTTCGGCAACGAAGCGCTGTCGGGGATGCTCAAAGTGGTCGACGCCGGGCCGGGCAAGCTGCACAAACTCACCGAGGAATTCGAACACTCCGACGGCGCCAGCAAAAAAGCCGCGGAAACGATGAACGACACCGTCAAAGGTGCGTTCGAAGAACTCAAAGGCTCCTTCGAAACGATGGAGATCGAGGTCTTCGAAAAGTTCGCGCCGCAGCTGAAAGGCGCGCTGAAAGACGCCACCGACTTCGTCAACCAGGAGGGGGACGCCCTCCAGGAAGCGCTGTCGAAGGCGATGGCTACGCCGGAATTCAAGAACGGCGACCTCGGCAAGAAGGCCGAAATTCTGGCCGACGCGGTCGGCGAAGTCTGGTCGACGAGCGGGATCGGCGACGACATCCGCGAAGGGCTCGTCAAGGCCTTCAACTGGGCGCTCCCGAAGATCGCCGATGCTGCCGGGAAGGCCGGTCTGGGTGCGGCCGAAGCGCTCGTCAAGGGCTTCTTCGAAAGCGACGCGCTCGGCCGACTGGTGATCGGAGCATGGCTCTTCACGAAGCTCGGCGGCTTCGCGGCCCTGAAGGCGGCGGGCGCCCGGGCGGGCGCGGAGGTCGCGACGGGCATGGCCACCAGCATGGAGGCCGGGGTCGGCGCCACCGGCGCGGCGAGCGCGGTCAGGGCCGGCGCCGCCGAGGCCGCCTCGAGCCGGCAGCTGCTGATCGCGAACTCCTCCGGCACCGTGGTCGCCGCCAAGACGGTCGGCGCGAAGGCCGGGACCGCCCTCGGTCAGAGCGCTGCGGATGCCGTCGGGCGCGAGGTCGGCGGGACGACCATGGCGACGAAGTTCAAGTCGGGCCTCTCGACGCTCACCAGCGTCGCCAAAGGCGTGGGCGTCGTGCTCGCGGTCAACGGCCTGATCGGGGGCATGCAGGCCGCGATCGAAAACGGCGATCGCCAGACCGGGCTCTCGGGTGCCTTCCACGATTTCGGCGTCGGCCTCGTCCACTCGTTCGGCATCGACCTCGGCGAAACGACCGGCGAAGAATTCCAGAAGGGCTTCAGCCGGACCCTCCACACGCTGCTGATCGGCGGCACCCTGACCAAACAGGTCCCGACCGGCAACATCGAAAAGGTGGCGAAGGCGAACGCCACGACGAAACTCCCCGAATTCGAACCGGTCGGCGGGGAGAAGTGGACGCGCCTCTTCGAGGAGGAAATGAGCCGGCTCGGCTCGCAGGTGAAGGCGCGCTACCCGTCGGTGAAGGAGCTCTTCGGCGGCCTATGGGACCAGATGAAGCCCGAAGAAAAGCTGTTGGCCCGCACCGTGCGCAGCTCGCTGATCGAGGCCCAGCACGTCGCCGATCGCTTCCACATCGAAGCGCCGCCAGTCACTTTGCAGACCGACCCGAAGACCTTCCGGCAGTTCGAAGCCGGCATCGACAACCTGCGTTCGGGTGTCGTCACCCGGATGGCCGACATCCGCAAGGTCTTCGACCAGAACACGAAGCTCATCGCCTCCTCCTGGAGCCAGGGCTCGACCGGCTGGCGAGAAGCGACCGCCAAGAACATGCAGTCGATGATCGACGCCATCCAGGCCGGGATGGACGCGAGTGTGATCAAGGCCGGTAAGGGCAAGAAGGAGATCCAACAGATCCTTCGCGAAATCAAGCTGGTCGAAGGCTCCGACCCGCTCGGCATCGCCGAAGGCTTCGCCTCGAGCTGGAAGAAGGCCGGCGACGTCAACAAGCAGCAGATCGCGAAGGTGAAGACCGACCTCGGCAAGATGCCGAAGGACGCCCGCGAAACCGCCGTCGACGCGATGGTGAGCATGGCCCACTCGCTGGAAGCGAAGGGCCAGCTGGTCAAAGGCTCGACCCAGAAGCTGACCTCGGCGATCGCGGCGAAATTCGGGGCGACGAACAAACAGGTCGAACAGTCCACGGCCTCGGCGATGTCGAACATCGCGACGTCGGTGGGCGAAGGCGCGACCAACGTCAGCGGCGGGCTGACGAACATCTTCGACAACCTCGCCAACGCGCTGGCCGCGGTCGGCTCGTCGAAAATCCCGAAGTTCACGGCTACGCAGCTGTCGATCGCCTCGCAGTACCACCACGCCCGCGAAGCGACTGAGAAGGGGTTCGCACACGGGGGCTTCGTGCCCGGCAGTGATCGCCGCGACCACGTGCCCGCGGTGCTCGGCGGCCGCGAGGCGATCCTCACCGTCCACGACCAGCCTGAAGTGCAGGCCGGCCTCGCGGTCGGCAAGGCCCTCGGCATCACCCGCAACGGCTCGCTCGGGGAACTCTTCTCCGGTCCGCGCAAGCCCAACTACTTCGCCAAGGGCGGCTTCGCCGACGGGAGCACGGGCACGACCGGGACGCTCCCGCATCCGTTCCTGAAAGGCCCCGAACCGACCCGCACGCTCGCGCAGGACGCGCTCAACCTCGGCTTCGCCGGCGCGCAGAAATACCTCCGCGCGCACATGGAGCCCCAGCGCGTGCTGGCGATGCTGAAAGCGGGCGAAGCCATCACCTCGATGGGTTTCCCCTACGTCTACGGCGGCGGCCACGGCAGCTTCGGGATCCAGCCCGTCGACTGTTCGGGCCTCGTCAGCTTCATCCTCCACGCCGGCGGCTTCATCGACACGCCGATGTCGGTGCAGCAGGGCTCGGGGCTCTACACCCTCGGCGTGCCCGGGCCGGGCAAGTTCTTCACCTGGGGCGTGCGCGGCACGAGCGGCATGAACGCCCACACCATGATCTCGGTCCGCAAACCGAACGGCACCTGGGGCTTCTTCGAGTCGGGTGGCTCCGGCGGCGGCGCGCACGAAGACTCGGGCTGGGACGGCGCCTTCCAGTTCCGCCACATGCCGGGCTACGCGAAGGGCGGCTTCGTCGACCCGAAGGGCGGCGGCTTCGTCGACCCGAAGATCGAAAAGGCCGCGCCGGCCGGCGCGCGGAAGGCGATCGCCAAATACGGCCGCGAGGCCTTCGACCCGAGGTCCCCGCACTTCGTCGGCTGGGGCTTCGACAAGGGCGGCTGGGTGAAGGTCGGCGCGACGATCGACCCCGAGTACGGCAACCCCAACTACTCCAACCACGGCGGGATGAGCTTCGCCGAGCTCCTGCAGGCGGGCGCGAACCGCAACCTGAAGTCGCAGTCGCTGACGGCGACGCTCGGCATCGGGCCGCCGCATTACATCGCCGAAGGCCAGGACTACGGGATGGCGATGGGGACCCCGATCCACGTGCGGATGCCGGGCTCGAAGAAGAACCTCGTGATGTACAAGAACGACGTCGGCTCCGGGCAGGCGGGCGACCCGCACTACAAGGTCGACCTCCACCAGCGGATCGCCGACGCACTCGGCTGGTCGGGGAACGCCGACATCGAAGTCTCGACCAGCGGCAAAGAAGAGGACGCGAAGGAAGAAAAGGAACACACCTACAAAGAAGAAGTGCCCGCCGAATATCGGGGCTGCAAGTGCAAGGAAAGCATCAACTTCGGCTCGCCGAAATCGCTGAAAGGCATCGAACGCGAACTGCACAAATGGCGGGCCGAACTGCCGCGCTACAAATCCGCCGCGGCGGCCGCGCGCAAGGAAGACCGCCCGGCGATCGCGCAGGCCCTCCGCCACAACATCACCGCGATCGAAGGGCAGATCCACCAGCTCGAACGCGAACGGGCCAAGGAACGGCGCGAAATCGCGAAGAAGAAGGTGACCCGCAAGCTCGCCCGCCAGCTGGCGAAGATCACCGGCGCCGAGGCGATGATCGAAGGCGCGCAGGAACGCTATGCGCACCTGAACGAATACGCCGGCCACGTCGTCGACTTGGAGCCGGTCGAAGCAGAAGCCGCACCCTTCGTCCCGGAGCCGCGCCCGTCGACGAAGGGCATGAAGCGGGAAGAGCGCGAAAAGGTGCTCAAGGCCTGGGAACGGCGCAACACCGAAGCCGAAAACGCGTACAACCTGCGCCGCCGCGACGAAGAACGAACCTTCGAGCGCGGGCTGATCGGCTACATCGAAATCCAGGAGGGCGGCGCCTACGCCAACGTCCTCGGCGCCGAGGCCGACTGGCGCAACCTCGTGCTCAAAGGCGAGTCGCTCGTCGCCGGCGACTGGGCGAGCGGCGCGATCGGCGGGATGGAGGGCAACTTCGAAGACCGGCTGACGAAGATCCGCAAGCACATCGACGTCATCGGAGAACTGCCTCCACCCCACACCGAAGAGTGGTGGGAAGACCATGACGGCGCGCTCAAGGCACTGCGGCAGATGCTCGCCGAACACACGCTGTTCCTCGACCCCGGCGGGGCCGCCCACCCGGCGAAGTACATCCACGAACAGCTCTCCAAGCTGCCGATGCTCCGCTACGAAGACCGGGGCGTCTCGGGCAGCCTGACGACCGCCCGCGAAGCCTTCTACCCGGGCGGCGCCGGGGTGAAGGACCCCGCACCGCCGCGCGCCGGGACCGGGACCTTCGAGGACGACCTGGCCGAAGTCCAAGGCGACTACTGGCCGGCCCTCCATGAACGCCTGAAAGCGCTCCCGACGGTGCCGCAGGCGGGGAGCTTCGGAGGTGCTATCTGGGACACGCAGGAAGCGATCCAGGGCCTCGGCCTGAAGATCACCGAACAGATGGCGCGGATCGCCGAAGGCGCCCAGCTGAACGAACTCGAAGAAGAAGAACCCGAAGAAGTCGAACCCGACATCAGCGCCTGGACCGCGGCGAAGGAAGCGATCTCCCTCGAACGCCAGCAGAACTACCTGCTCGGCCAGGGCGAGCTCGCGACCTTCCGCCAGTTCTTCTCCGAACTGGGGCCTGGCGTCCCCTACCTCGGCGCCTTCATGACCGGCACCGGCGGCCTCCGCGTCGGCCGCACCGGGATAGCGATGCTGCACCGCGACGAGATGGTCGTCCCCGACCCGAAGGGCCCGGCCAACTCGCAGTTCGCGGCCGCCGGCGCGGCGGGCCCCGCGCACCACGAGGTCAACCTGACCTTCCGCGATCGCTCCGGTGAGCTGGTCGAGCTGGTCGACGCGCGGGTCGACGGCAAGCTCGCCAAGGTGAACACGACGCTCGGCCGCGACGCCCGCCGCCGCCACACCGCGCCCGGCCGCGGATAGGACCGGATAGTCGCGGCGATGGCGCTTGTTCTGAAAGTCGGCGAATTCGACGTCTCTCCGTTCGTCCGGGTCGCCCACGAGGACGGCATGGACCCGGCCGACTCCGAGTACTCCGAACCGCAGTTCTCGGGCTCACCTGCCTTCGGCGAGGGCCAGGAGTTCGCCGGTGAGTCGGTCAACAACCGGCTGATGCCGTTCCCCGTGATCATCTCGGCGCCCAACACCGACGCGCTCTACGAACAGATCCGGGAGATCGACGCCGAACTGGTGAAGGGCAACCAGGTGGAGTTCCGCTCCGGCGGTGCGAGCCAGTCGACCTTCTTCGACCTCGAGGCGGGGCGCCTGGACATCGAATTCGAGTTCTGGCTCGACCAGGCGGCGAAGGCGCGGGGGACGCTCCACCTCTGGACTAGACCTCGCGGGACGACCGGCACGACGCGCCAGGTGGTCTCGGTGGCCGCGGGCTCCGCCGCCGTGATGCAGCTGCCGGCAACCGGCATCATCGGCGACCGCCCCGCTCTCGCCAACTTCGAGATCCGCGTCGGTTTGGCGGCTGCCTCGAACGGGCGAATCGCCGCGTACGCGGTCCACCCCCATCCCTCCTTCAACGGGCTGCACTCCCCGACGCCCGGGCTCGCCCAGCCGGGTGCCATCATGCGGGGCGCGTCAGGGGCGGTCGGCTCGCAGTTCCTCGCGATCCCGGTGTCCCCGACGACGGCCTCGGGCGTCGCCTACACCGCCTTCCTCACGCCCCCCGACGCACACGTGGGACGCCACCGGGTGCTGGCGATCGGGCGGTCGGGGTTGAACGTGCCTCTATCGATCTATGCCGAAGATCGCTTTGGTGCCGCGCTCGGCGCGACCGCCCTTGCGACGCAGACCGACGTCAACAAGTGGCAGGTCCTCGATCTCGGCGAGGTGCAGGTGCCGAGTCGAATGCCGGGACAGGAGCCAGTACCGACGCAGTCCGTGAGCCTGGTCGTGGGGGGTGCCTCAGGTGCGCTGATCAACGCATCGCCCGCCTTCCATCTGGACAGCCTCATGTTTCTTCCGCTCGACCACTCGGCCGGGATCATGCGCACCAGGGGCGGCCAGCCGCCGATCTTGAAGGACTCCTTCGCCACCGCCGAAGAAGGCTTCGACGTTCCTCTGGAAAAAGTCCCCGCCGACACGGGGCAAGTCTGGTCTCGCACCGCCGGAGGCCAGCTCTTCAAGCGGGGCCGGACCATCTACCTCGGTTTCCTCTCCCAGCACCTGGCCGGAGCGACGGCCTTCTACGATGTCGCGAGCGGCGCGCTCTATGCCGATGTCACCGTCGGAGCCCCGCTGCAGCTCGGGCCCAACGTCACTTCTCCCTCGCAGGCAAGTGGCATCGCGATCGAGATCTGGGCGAAGCGCAACCCCGGACTCGCATCGGCGGGCGTCTGGGCACGAATGATGTATGGGCCATCCCAGACCCTTCAGCTGCTGTCGGGCAATGGATCGACTGCAACCGTCCTTGCCTCGGCGGGTATCGCTAGCACGCTGGCATCGGGCGTCTATCAAGGCCAGGCTCACCTTTTGACGCTGCGCATCCTAGGTGCGAGGGCCGACATCTGGTTTGCGACCGGTCCGTTACCCGCCAGCCCGATCCTCAGCGCCTCGAATGCGGTGATAGGACAGCTGGGTAATCCCGCATTGCGAGTCTTCAATGGTGGCTCCCAGATCGGGGCGCCGTTCTCTGTCAACGCCCCTTTCGCCGTCGCGAACAGTGCAGCGACCGCCGTCGACATCGGGGCGCGCGAGTGGTTTCGCTTCGAGTCCTACCCGGAGAAGCGCGTCTTCCAGGGCAACGCCTCCGTCTTCCGCGCCGACCGCACCCGCGATCACCGTGGCGACCTCCCCCGACTCCCCGCGGTGGGCTCGCCGATGCCGACCGGCCCCGCGCAGGTCGTCTTCCTCGCCGGCGAGATCGACAACTTCGTCGGCAACGACGGATGCGACTTCGTCGCCGCGGTGCGCGAGCAGTTCACCTACCTCCGATGATCCGCGTCGTCGCCACCACCGAGCAGGGGGCGGGCATCGGCTACGACCTCACCGACCAGATCGAAGGCCTGACCTGGTCCTCGATCAACCCCGGCGGCGACGAGAGCTGCTCGTTCATCCTGAAGCGCAGCTGGTTCGCCGACAGCCCCGAGATCGAACGCGGCAACCTGCTCCAGGTCCTCGACGGCGTCGACGTCCTCTGGCGCGGCCGCGTGGAGGAGGCCGACCGTGGCGGCGATAGCACGGAGACGATCGGCGTCACGGCCTACGGACTCGGCGCGAGGCTCAAGGACTCAACGCTGCGCGAGATCTACGTCGACCCCGACCTCTCGAAGTGGGGATCGATTCCCAACGAGCGGATCGAAGCGCTTGGGACGATCTGGGTCACCGACATGGGGAACGCTGAAGTTCGTCCCGGCGATGATGGCGCGTCGGTGCTCTCCCACATCTATACGCGACTCGCTAACACCGAAAGCCAGAAGGGGGTTATCGAAAGCTGGTATGACGCGAGCGGGATCGAAATCGCTCAGGTCCTCTTCGCGAACACGAAGTTCATCAACGTGGCCTCCGGCAACCCGTGGACTGCCTTGGTCTTCGGCGCCGCGGATCGCATCGCAGGGGGCATATCCATAGGCGCCAACCGCGCCGGGATCCTGGGGCAGGGCGAATTGGTGATGAACGCCGGCACGATCTACGCATCGGTCCAGCTCTACTACAACGCGGCGTTCGTCGGCGACGGCGAATGGCGCGCCGATTGGCAACTCGTGGTCATCGGCCGCCACGGACTCCCACTCCAGGGGGAAGGCCTCGAAGTCGGCTTCACGGTCGGCCAGCTGGTCGAGGACGCCGCCTCGCGCGCCGACGGGATAACTATCCGCCGCATTGACGAAACCGCCTTCCTCGTGAGGCAGTCGGTCTACTCGACGCCCACGAAGCTCGAGGATGCCATCATCGACATGAACCGGTTCGAGGTCGACCGCCGCACCTTCGGGACCTGGGGTCCCGACTCGCCGCTCGACAACACCCTCGACGGCTACTTCGACTACCGCGCGATCGACGACGAAGCCACCTGGATCGTCCGCCGCGAGGAGTGCGACAGCTGCGACCTGACCTCCGAGACGGCGACGCTCTTCGACAAGATCGAAGTCACCTACACCGACAACTCCGGCATTCCCCGCACGGTCACCGTCACCGCCGAAGTCCCGGACCTGAACGGCATGCATCGCACCGAAGCGATCGACATCGGCAAGGAGACGAGGGCCGGGGCCGAAGCCTTCGGTATCGCCTTCCTGGCGCTCTCGGGGAGCTTCGCCCCGGCGCGCGGCTCGGCGGCGATCTCGCGGCCGGTCCTCCACGTCGACCGCGGGCCGCTCCCGGCGCACTACATGCGGGCCGACGGCTCGGCCTTCCAGGTGCAGGGCATCCTCCCCGCCTCCTCGGTCTTCGCGCTCGACCAGACGCCGAACCGGCGCACCACCTTCCCGATCAAGCGAGTCTCGGTCGACGCCTCGAGCAAGGCCAACCCGGTCGCGAGCGTCGAGGTCGACCAGAGCGCGGACGCGATCGCCGCCCTGCAGGCGCGCCTCGCCCAGAACGCCGAACTGCCTCCCTCGGCGGCGGCGATCACCCGTTGAGGCCACCGGATAGTCGCGGCATGGCAGATGAGCCTCAGGGGTACAAAGGTGACCAGGATGAACCGACGATCCAGACCCGCATCAACCGACTCGAATGGGCGGTGTTCGGCGTGAACGGCAAGGGCGGCCTCCTCGACACGCTGGAGAAAATCGACGAAAGCGTCGAGCAGGTGAAGACGAGTGTCGGCAGGGGCCAGTGGCTGCTCGTCACCGCCACGGTCTCATTCGCCCTGATGGCGATCGCCACCATCGCCTCCTTCCTCCACTAGGGAGCCCCGGTCAGATAGTCGCTGGCGATGGCTCTGCGCTTCGCCGTGATCGATGGGTGCCCGTGCCCCCGGCCGATGTATCCGCTCCTTCGCAAGCTGAAGAAGCTGACGGGCTGCGAGTACTCGTCCATCTATCGCGGCGACGACGCCCTGGCGCTACTCCACGCGAACGGGAAGCACTCGCAGCGCGAGCTCGCAGAGGCGACGCCCGCCGAGCGCACAGCGTGGGGCGTCCTCGGCACCCCGAACCCGCCGGATCGCGGGACGCACATCCTGCTCGGCGACGGGACGGTCGGGCGGCTGCACGAGAAGCTCCCGTGGTGGCGGTGCGGGATCGACATCAACCTGAAGGGGTCCGAAGCCGAACAGGAGGCCGAAGCGGAGCGCATCGAAACCGCGGCCCGGCGCCTCGGCTGGGATCTCTACCGGCCTTACTCGTCTGGCAGCGAGCGGCACCACTTCAACTTCCGCCGCAGGCCTTCCCGTTGGCGCGCCTTTTTCCGCCACGCCTTCGGCGGCAAGGGGAAGTCGCCGAAGCACGCGCTCGCCGACGCCAAGCCCGCGCCGCGTCCCTCGCGCAACAAGCGTGCGGCCGACCGCCTCGGCGCGGCGATCGACGTCTCCGAGGCCCAGGGCGACGTCGACTGGAAGAAGGTCGCCCACAAGGTCGACGTCGCCTTCTGCAAGGCGACCGAGGGCACCACCTTCACCGACTCCCGCTTCTCGGGCGCGCGCCTCGAGGCGATGCAGAAGGCCGGGCTGCGGACCGGCGTCTACCATTTCGCCCGCCCCGACAACAACTCCGCGGCCGCCGAGGCGGCGCACTTCGTCCGCACCGTCGAGGCCGCGGGGGGCCGGTTCATCAGCTACGCCGACTGGAAGGCCGGCAAGCAGGGCGTCATCGGCGTGCTCGATTTCGAGACCGCGCCCTTCTCCAAGGAGTGGGCCGTGAACTTCGCCCGAAAATTCAAGGCGATGACCGACGTCGACCCGATGCTCTACGGCTACGGGTCGAGCCTGAACCCGGTCCTCGGCGCGGTCCCGCATTTCGCCGGGATCTGGTTCGCCGCCTACGTCGACGACTGGAAGCCCTACCTGGAGGGCCACCACGACCGCGTCGTCTTCTGGCAGGACCGCGACGACTGGCACTGTGCCGGGGTCTCCGGCGACGTCGACCACTCGCGCTACATCGGTCGAGGTGGATCGTGAACACGCTGCTGTGGGCGCTCGCCACGGCGGGCAGGCGCGCGGCGTCCGCGGCCGCGGCGCTATACCGGCGCTACCCCGCGCGCGCCAACTCCTACATCGCCGCCGGCGTGGTCGCCGTGGCGGGCGCCGCCGGCATCGTGGTCGCGCCGGACAGCGCCCTGCAGATCATCGAGATCGTCGTTCCGATCCTGCTCGGCGGCGAGGCCACCCACCGGCTCGTGTCGCCGGCGAAGTAGCCCCGCCGCCCTCTCTCAGAAGACCTGCTCGCTGACGACGACGGTCTGGCCGATGCCCGCGGCCGCGGGCCCGACGGTGCAGCTGTTCCCCATGCCCGTCGCGATGGTGATGCGGGCCCAAATTTCGATTGCGTGCGTACCGACGGCCAGCTGGCCGAAGAGCGCCGTCGCGGAAACGCTGGTGAGGCCCTTGGCGAAGACTTCGCCACCACCGTCCGGCGCGGGCTGGCCGTCGACGCGCAGCTGGAAGACACAGCCGGACACTTCGCCGCCGTTTTCGCCCCTCGCCGAGCCGGTCCAGTCGACCTCGAGCTCGGATTCCGGGTCTTCCTTCGAATAGGTCCCGACGTCGTCGACCTTCTGGAATTCGAGGGTCGGCGCGGCGAGCACCGCGGTGTCGCCCTCCTTCAGCTGTTCGGGTTCGGGCATCGTCACGTCCTGCGGCTGTACCTGGCCGTTGCCGATGTCGGCCGAGGAAACGTCGCCGTTGCCGATCGCTTCGGAGTCGACCTGCCCGGCGCCGATCGCCGGCGCGGTCACCTGGTCGGCGCCGATGTCAGGGGCCGTCACCTGCCCCGCGCCGATGTCGCTCGAGGCGACCGAGCCTTCGGCGATGTCCTTGCCCTTCACGGCGTTCTTGTGCAGATCCTGAGTGAGGATCGAGCCGTTCTTGATCTGCTTCGACGTCACCAGGACGCCGCCGGCGATCGCTCCGCCGACGCAGAGCGCGGCGATCGCCACGATCAGCGCCAACGTCGAGGTGATCGCGGCGTAACTAGGTCTCCTCACCTTCCTACCTCCCCTGCGTCGCCCGGAACCGAGACCCGGCGGTGTTGCTCTGGATCTTCTCCACTTCGGCGAGGATGTTGTAGATCCCCGCGCTATGCCCGACAGCGTCGCTGATTTCGCCGAGTTGCCGTTCTATCCGAGTCAACGTCTTTTCGAACGGTGCGCTTGCGTAAGATGCCGCCGCCGGCGGGTTCGAGGAGAAGGCGTCGCTCACATTGCTGATCGCGAGTCCGCCGAGGACGCCGACGAGCGCGATCAGAACTGCCGCCGTCGAACGCCTGATGGTGATGGTCATGGTCAGCCTCCCAGATCTTCAGAGATGGACGTGGCGCGAGCCTAGACCGGTACGCGATCGTCCACCCCTCCGGCGGGGAGAACGCGGGCCGGGCGCCCTGCGCGCCGGCCCGCCAAGCTCTCAGGTGCTCTTCGAGATGCTGACTGCCGGCATCGCGGCGACCGTGACTGCGATCCTCACGTCGACCACCTCCTCTCTCTGGACTTGCTCGACGGATCAGACCCGATCGACTGTTGGAACCGCTTCCAACATTTAGGCGCGATCCTGCAATTTCGGCTGGCGGCCGGCCGTCGTCTCGACTAGGTTTGATCGAGTAATCCTGAGAGGAGGAATGAATTGGACTCGTCCACCACCGCTACCCGGTCGAAGTCGGTCGACCTTGCCGCGATCGCCCGCCACCCCATCCGCATCCAGGCACTCGATGTCCTGACGCAACGAACGGCCAGCCCGACCGAAATCGCGCATGAGCTCCGCCTCAGAGATGTCGGCAAGGTCGCCTACCACGTGCGTCGCCTTGAGTCGCTCGAGCTGGTCGAGCTGGTCGACGAGCGCAGGGTCCGCGGCGCCGTCGAGCACTTCTTTCGCGCGCGCGTGTTGCCGCTTCTGACCGAGGAGCAGTTCGCCCGCCTTGAGCCTCAGCACCGCACCGCATTCACCACGTACACCCTCCAGCTGATCGTCGCTTCGGCCACGCGGGCCGTCAGCGCCGGCAGCTTCGATGCTCGGCCCGAGCGTGCGTTGACGCGGACCCCGGCATTGGTCGATGAAACAGGCTGGCGCGAACTCTGCGACCTCCACCTCAACCTCCATGAAGAAACGATGCGCATCCGCGAGGACAGCGCCAACAGGATCGCGAAGGATCCCGGCCAGCCGACGATCAACGCGATGCAGGCGGCGATGCTCTTCGAGGAGCCCTGATCGGTCGGGGCCCCTTCAATATTTCCTCCCCACCGGCCGACCCGCCGCTGCTAAAACGCGGGGAGTTCTCAACCCGAGCGCTTGGGGGGCGCGATGGAACGCGGCAGGGAAACGGCAGAGTCGATCGAGGGGGCCGCGCTCGAGCGCGTCGCCGAGTTCATGCGGACCGAGGCCGACGACCTGATTTCCGAGATGCCGACGAGCCCGATCGCGCGCGATCTCTCGAGCTGGGCGCGGCGTCTTGAAGTAGCTGGGCGAGCTCGCCGGGAGGCGGCCCCGGAACCCCGGCGACCACGTCTCCGAGTGCTGTGAGCGTCGCCGCGGCCTGAGGTAGCCCGACCTCCTTCTCGTCGAGGGCCCGGCGGGCGATCGCCAGGCGGTACTCGACGAAGATGTTCGGGTCGACGCCGAGGGCGCCGGCCATCCCCTCGAGGATGTCGATCGCGAGCGGCCGCTTCCCCAGCTTCAGCTGGCTGATCCAGCTACCGGTCAGCGTCGAGGGCGCCCCATGCTGGCGCGCCGAGTAGGCCAGATCGTCCTGGCTCATGCGCGTCTGCGCGCGCAACTCGTCGACCAACTCGAACCAGGGACGAGGCGTTCCGCTCATCCCGTCATGCAACTTCGGGACGGAGCGACTTGACAAACGTCTATCCGTGCGGCTACTGTCGTCCGGCACAACTTGTTCCGAACGATGCCGACCAAGACCTACCTCACCCGCCTCGCCGAGATCCTCGACACCGAGGGTCGATCTCAGGCATGGCTCGGCCGAGTCATCGGCACCAGCCGGACGACGATCCACAGCTACTGCAAGGGACTGCACGTCCCCGACGATAAGAAGGCCCTGATCGCCGAGGCCCTTGGGCGGGAAATCTCCGACGTCTTCCCCGGGACGGAGCGCCTCTTCTGATGTTCCGCCTGATCCCGTCCTCCCCGGTCTCGGCCTCGGCGATCAACGGCGCGTTCCTCGAGAACGCGATGGAAGCCCGGGCCCACAACCTGCGTCAGTACGATCCGTCGGCCGCGGTCGATTCGCATCTAGAGCGGATTCAGGCCCTCGCGCTCCGGCTTCCTCCCGGTCCGGAGCGCGAGGAGCTCCTCCTCGAGGTCGAAGCCGCGATCGACTCCAACCTCGAAGAGGCCTACGCCGAGCTCGCGCTCTGCTGCGCGGCCGACCAGCTGGTCAGCGATCTTCGCTTCGGCGAGCGCAACGGCAGCCGCCAGGTCTTCGGCGCCAAGGCGATCGCCCGTCACCTTCGGCCGCCCCTCGACATCCTCTCCCGCCTCGAGGGGCGGCCGCCGGCGGAGATCGTCGAGGCGCGCCACAAGGTGCGCGAGGCGATCGCGGAGATCCCGCGCCTGATGCTGCTCAGCCCTGCGGTCGCACACGAGCTCGGCGCCGCCAAGTTCCGCGTCCTGCGGGAGCTGACCGAGAAAAGCGCCGCCGCGGGATCGAGCCGCGACGGCGCCGAAGCCGAGCATGGGAGTGCTCGCAATGCCGCAGACTAACGTCGAAGACGGCCTGAAACCGACGACGCGCGTGATCCTCGCGCGGCTGCGCGGCGGCGTCGTCAACAGCAGCGAGCTGATCCTCGCCGGCTTCGAGCAGGTCGGCAGCTGCGTCCACGAGCTGCGCGAGGCAGGCTTCCTCATCCGGACCAGACGGGTCGCCGACGGCACCCTCTACTTCCTCGCGGCCGAACCCGTCGGACTCCGCGTCGGTGGCTCCTCTCAGGGCCCTCACCCCGGCGCGGAGTCGGACGGGATGGTCGCTCGTCCGGTTCAGGATCAACCGCGGAGCCGACGGGCTGGGAGGACTGTGCCCGTCGGCTTCGCTGACACCCTCTTCGACGAGCGCGAGTACGAGGTCGAGTTCGCGTGATCGACTACCTCCTTCCCGCTGTAGGAATCGTCGGCGGCGTCGCAGTCGTCCGCCACTTCGTCCGTCACTGGGATGAGTGGCTGTGCGCGCCGCCCCGCCCGACCGAACCCATGGCCGGGCCCGACGACCAAGACATCGACTTCGAGGCCGCCTTGCGGTCGCTTGCGAAGGAGTCGCGATGAACCGCTCCCTCCTCCACGTCGGCAACACGGTCGAGGTCAAGGTCGACGCCTGCCGCCAGCGCTTCGCGGCGACCGTGACCGGTCTCGACGAGCCCGGCTGGGTCCGGATCCAGCCGATCGACCGCTGGCCCACCTGGCGCCGGGTCCGAATCGCCGACGTCGTCGAGCGGGTCGACCCGCCCATGCGCCGCCGGAGGGCTCGCGCATGAGCGTCACGATCAGCACCGTCCTGCAGGACCTGCCCGAGCTTCGGGCCGCCGAGGCGGAGAACCTCGCGGGCCTGACCGACGAGGAGGTCGGCCGCCGCCACCTCTCCCACTCCTCGCTGAACGCGCAGCTGGCCTGCCAGCAGCTCTACGCCTACGAATACGTCGACAAGATCGCGCCGATCGCCGTCGGATCGCCGCGGCGGATGGGCGGCGCCTTCGCCAAGGGTCTCGAGGCCGGCGATCCGAAGGTCGCGATCGACGAGATCGTGAAGCGCACGATCGTCCTCACCCAGACCGACGAGGACAAGATGCGGATCGAGGCGGTAACCGTCGGCTCCGCGGTGAAGGCCTACCTCGCGGCCTACGGCGAGATCTCGCCGGGCGAGCGCGAGTGGGAGTACCGGGTGCGGCTGCGCAATCCCGAGACCGGGGCCTACTCGCGCACCTTCGACCTGCTCGGCTATGCCGACCGCCTGGTCGACGAGGGCGACGAGTCCACGATGGTCGAGGACAAGCTGGTCGGCGCCGTCCAGGAGTCGATGGTGAAGCGCCTGCCGCTCGACCGCCAGCTGGCGCTCAGCCGCTACGGGATCTGGCGGGCAACCGGCAAGCCGGTGACGAAGATCCTCTTCCGCTTCACCCGCAAGCCGTCGATCAAACAGCGCAAAGGTGAGTCGATCGACCAGTTCCTCGAGCGGCTCGCCGCCGACTACGAGCAGCGGCCTGAGTTCTACCTCCACGAGGAGCCGCTCGACTTCGACATCTTCGACCTGACCCGGATCGAGGCCGAACTGTGGCAGTGGGCACAGCACCGGCGCGACGCCGAGCGTCAGTTCGTCTTCCCGCGCAACTCCTCGCACTGCCACGACTACGGCGGCTGTCCGTTCCTTCCGCTCTGCACGGGTGACCCCGACGCCGTGCATCTGTACGGCCCGAAGCCCGAGAGCGACCGAGGTTCAAACAACAACACCAAAAACCAGTGAGGAGGTGTAGTCATGGATTGGGAAAAGGTGGAGTGCCCGCTGTGCGGGACGCTGGTTGATCTACCAGCGCCTTCAGACTGGGACCTCACTCCGTCCACGGACTGCCCGACTTGTGGAACGGAGGTGAAGTAGATGGCTCTCCCAACGGAGAAGTCGAAACCCGGTCTGCGGCTGAGCAGGGCGAAAGTCCAGCTCTACGGGCCGCCCAAGATCGGAAAGAGTACGTTCGCGTCGGAGCTGCTCCCTGACAACACCCTTTTCCTGGCGACCGAGCCGGGGCTGGGTGCGTTGGAGGTGTACTCCGAAGAAGTCCGCGACTGGGCGACGTTCCGTCGCGCGGTCGACGACCTGGCAGCCGACCCCGGCCCGTTCAAGATCGTCGTCGTCGACACGGTGGACGAGCTGTACCGGATGTGCAGCGACTACGTCTGCCAGAAAATGGAGATCGACCACCCGGCCGACGCCGAATACGGCAAGGGCTGGGGCGCCGTGGCGGATGAGTTCCGTCTGCGCGTCGGCAAGCTCGCCAACCTCGGCCTCGGGCTGTGGTTCATCAGCCACGCCAAAGACGTCGAGGTGAAAAAGAAGGTCGGCAAGAAGACGGTGACGCAGTCGACGCTCGCCGGGCAGGGCCGGCAGTTCATCACCGGCTTCGTCGACTTCATCTTCCTCGCCACCTGGGAGGGCGACGAGGAGAAGAGCAACCGGGTCCTGCGCACGCAGGGCGCCGAGGAGCACGAGGCCGGTGGTCGCATGCCCCGCGGGGCGCTGCCGCTCACCGATCCGCTGCCGCTCGACGCGAAGGCCCTCGCGGCCGACTTCGCCCGGGCGATGAAGCCGATCACCGACGCGCAGAAACCGCAGGAGGCGTCGGGCTCGAAATCGGAGGAGAAAAAACAGTCGGGGAAGTCCGGCTCGACGAGGGGGCGCGGCCGTAAGACCGAGCCCGTCGCGGCATGAGCGGCTATGCGGACCGGCTCGCCGGCATGGACGATGTCTATGCCGACACGGCTCCGAAAACCGCCAGCGGCGGCGTACCGGACGGCGAATACGAGGCGATGATCGAGCGCTTCGACTTCTGGGAAGCCGACGGCGGCGGCCCGCTGAAGCTGATCACCGAACTGTCGATCGCCGAGGGTGATTATGCCGGGCAGTCACCGCCGTCGGTGTGGCATGAGCTCGAGGACGAAGAGCGGATCGCCTGGACGAAGGGCTATCTCGAGCTGCTCGGCCTCGAGGGCATCCGCCTCTCTGAACTGGAGGACCGGCTGGAGCCGCTCGCGGAGAGAACCCGCGTCGCGATCCGCGTCGCCACGACCACCTCGAAGAAGAACGGAAGGGAGTACCGCAACACCTACATCAACGAAGTGATCGGGACGCCGGGTGAGGCGGAGCCCACCCAGGCGCAGAAGGTCGAGAGCGAGTTCGCGACGGCGATGGCCGGCCAGAACTTCGCCGGGGACGACGACGACATCCCGTTTTGATGCCACCTCGTCCTCGTCCATACGACCGATTCATGGTCGCCAACGGTATCGGCGGCGACGTCGACCTGGCGCTGGTCGAGGAGGGCCAGCGCTGGGTCTGGGTGGCGGGCGTGCTCGCGCTCGCCGCCCAGTCGCCGATCCGCGGCCACCTGCTGAACAAGGCCGCCGAGCCGATCACCTCGCTCGACATCCAGAAAGCGGCCAACTCCAAGCGCGCCGTCACCCTCAAGGCGCTCGACCACTTCCGCACCCGCGCGCTGATCGTCCGCGACGACGAGCTCGACTGCGAGTGGGTCCCGAACTTCAAGCTCTACAACCCCGACCCGAAGGCCTCCTCCACCGAGGGCGAGCGCCTCCGTAAGCGAGAGCTGCGCGCCCGTCAACAGATCCGCGCGCGCCTCGAGGAACGAGTTGCGGCCTGATGGTTTCCGAGGCAAACGTGTCCCACTTCGTGACGCATTACTTCATGAAGAGGAAGGGAAAAGAACAGAACCCCCCCCTTGTGTCCCCCCCCACCCTGGGAGGTGGAGACTCATGACCCCGGTTTCCGATCAGGAGCGGTACCGGCGGGTCGTGGAGGAGGGCTCGAACCGCAAGCGTGACCTGGCCGGGCACCGCCGGGTCTGCGCGGCCCTGGAGGCCCGGGCGCGCAAGGAAATGGCGGCGCACGCCGCCGACGCCGAGGCCACCGGCGCCATGGCGACGCTCGCCGCCGAGGGCTGGCCGGCCGCGATCGAGCGGCTGCAGGCCGCGGTCCCGGAGTCGACCTTCAAGCTCTGGCTGGAGCCGCTGCGCCCTGTCGCCGCGATCGAAGACACGCTCTACCTCCACGCCCCGGAGGGGATCCGGGCGTGGGCCGAGCGCCGCTACTCGGCGCTGATCGTCGCCGCGCTCGCCGAGGTCACGCCCTACCGGCGGGTCAGCTTCGCCGCGCCTTGGGGGTCAGCGTGAGTCGCCCGGCCGCGCCGACGATCGAGGAGTTCGCCGCGCTCGAGGCACGGGTCGAAGGCCTCGAAACGCTGCTCGCCGACATCGTCGCCCAGCTGCCCCCGGGGGCCGCGTCGACGGCCGCGGCGCGCGCCGTCGAAACGGAGCGCTACCGCGGCGCTCGGCTGGACAAGCCGAACCGGAACGCAGGTCGTCGCTGATGCGCGCCGACGTGCGGGTCGACGCTATCCGGGGAGAAGGCTTCGAGGTCAGGTGCGGACCCGATCACATCGTCACCCATGTGCAGTCGTTCCCGAAGAGCGGAACGGTGCAGGTGACGGTGAAGCGGCGCGATCGCGCAGACGTGACGAAGCGGCGCCGGGGTGCTCCGCGATGAGCGCGACCCGAACCCGCGATCCGGAGACCTACCGAAGCCGGAAGGAGGCGGCGCGGCAGTCGCGGGCGCTCACCACCCTTTCGACCGTCCCGGCCGAGATCGACATCGAGGTTCCCACGCCGGTGACTGAGATCGTCCGCCGCTATCGAGGCGTCGCCCCGAAACTTCCGGCCGAGGCGTTCGAGCTGGCGCGCCAGGTCTATTTCCTCCAGCACGGCACGATGGCCGACTGCGCCCGGGCGATCATCGCCGCCGGCCTCGGCGACAGCACCGACGAGACGATCGTCCGCGAGCGGCTGCAGACCTGGTGGCAGCGGGAGCGCTGGCCCAAACGCCCGATCGGCCAAACCGTCGCGCTCCGCGATGCGGCCGCCGACGGGGGTCTTTACCGGGGGCGGATCTGCAAAGGGATCGCGACCGGCAGCGGGCCGGCTCCGAAAGGCTCCCCTTGCGGGCAGTCCGCCCTCGATGATTCCGACTACTGCCCGCATCATGACCCTCGGCCCGAGTACCGAGCCATGCGCGAGCAGACCGGCCACCGCCTCGCTGCCGCTCGCGCCGCCGAATTCGTTCCGGTCGAGCCCTTCGGGCGATGGCTGCGCGATCTCCGCGATCGCCTGGTATCCGAGCAAGCGGCCGCCGGCAAGGCGCTCCACCACAACAGCGAAGGCTGGCACCTGGTGGCCTCGGAGCTCGAGCTCGACGTATCCCAGCTGGGTCGCTGGGCGCAGGGAGGGAAGAAGCGTGGGAAACCGATCACCCAGATCCGTGCGAAATCCGTGGTGGACTACGCGGGGAAGGTGGGCGTCTCCTTTGAGGAGATCTACGGCTTCGAGGCTCCGACGCTCGGTGCGATCTACGTGTGCCCGGGCTGTGGGGGCCACAAGAACAGTGGCTCGAAGCTCTGCCGCACCTGCTTCGAGGCGGAGAACTACGGCACGCAGTGCGCCTACGTCAACGGCAAAGGTGAGCAGTGCCCTGTCACCACCCGCCACGAGTCGGGCTACTGCTGCAAATGCCGCCGGATCGTCTTCCGCGAGCGCAAACCGCGGACAGGGAAACCCGGCTTCCTGAACGATGCCATCCTCGTCTTTGCCGTCGACGAGTACCGGCATTCCGCCACCGTCGCCGCGGCTGCCAGACGGCTGTGGGACTGCAACGTCGGCGGCGTCGCCGATCACTACAAGGCGCCGAAGAACCTCACCGGGCAGCTGGTCAGGATCTTCCGCAGACGGGGCTGGAGATCGCGGGCAGATGCCGAGACCGCCTATTGGCTGATGATCGCCGAGCATGGCGAGCCGCGTTGGCCCGATGAGGTAGGTCGGATGGTCGCCGCATGACCTCGCTCACCCTGCGGCCCTGGCAGGCCGAGTTCCTCGACGTCCTCTCGAGCCACCCGACCGACGACTTCCTCCTGGTCGCCTGCCCCGCGGCGGGGAAGACGATCGCCGCCGGCGCCGGGGTGGCGCAAGTCCTCGAGGAACGTGAGGCCGACCAGCTGGTCATCGTCGCCCCGACCGTGGTCGTGCGCGACCAGTGGGAGGCAGAGCTCGACAAGCTCGGCTACCGGATGCTGCATCGACTGGCCGGGCGTGGCTGGCCGGCGTGGGTCCACGGGGTGTGCCTGACCTACGCCGCGGCCGCCTTCAATGCCGAGGCCCTCGCCGAGGCCTGTGAGCGGCGGCGGACCGTAGTCGTCTTCGACGAGGTCCACCACGCCGGATCGAAGCTGACTTGGGGCTCGGGGATAGAGGAGGCCTTCGCCGGTGCCGAGTTCAGGCTGCACCTGTCCGGGACCCCGTTCCGCTCCGACCGCGACCGGATCCCGTTCGTCCGCTACGACGAGGACGGCGCGTGCATCCCGGACTTCTCCTACGACTACCGCCGGGCCGTCGCCGACGGCGTCTGCAGGCCGGTCGAGTTCAGGGTCCATGACGGCGAGATCACCTGGTCTGCCGGCGAGGAAGAAGCCAGTGCCGCTTTCACCGACGACATCGCGGTCACCGACCGGCCACGGCGACTGCGTGCGGCTCTCGATCCGTCGCAGGCATACCTGCGTGGAGTACTCGAGGCGGCGAACCAGGACCTCGCCGAGCTCCGCACGCAGATCCCCGATGCCGCAGGCCTCGTCGTCTGCGACAGCCAGCAGCACGCCCACGAAGTCGATCGTCTGATCACCGAGATCGACGGCTCTGTCCCGACGCTCGCTCTCAGCGATCTGCCGCGCAGCCATCAGGCGATCGCCGCCTTCTCGAGGGAAACCGAGCCGTGGCTGGTCAGTGTGCGGATGGTCGCCGAGGGCGTCGACATCCCGCGCCTGGGCGTCGTCGTCTGGGCGACGACGTCGTCGACCGAGTTGATGGTGCGTCAGGTCGCCGGACGCGCGCTTCGCGGTCGACGCGAGTACCTGAAGCTGCCGGCCGTCGTCCACATGCCCGCGGATCCGCAGCTCGTCGAGTACGCGCAACGGCTCGATGTCCTCGCGGGCGTTTCGAAACGGAAGGACGACCACTCCGGCCCGAGCGGTCGCCACGGCGGTGGCGGCCGCGCTCCGAAAAAGGTCGAATGCCTCGCCGCAACCCCGTCCGGCGCGCCGCGGGCCATCCGCCCGACGCTCCCCCGGCCCGACCAGCTCGTCGCCGTCCCGGACCCCATCGATGTCGCAGCACCGGAGCTGCCACCCTCGCCGCGCGATCTACGCGAGATGGGCGAGCAGCGCGAACGCGATCGCGCCGACCTCTACCAGCTGCTCAACGTCTACATGCGGCTGCGTCGCCACGACACGCCGACCTTCGCGCTGCCGGCGGCGAACGCCGAGCTGGCCGAGGCGGTCGGGGTCATCGATGCCGAGGCCTCGGACGCACTGGTCGGCGAAGCGCTCGACTGGCTACGCGAGCGCACCGCCTCGTTGGCGATCGCCAACCCGGACCTGGTGAAGGAACTGGCGCGGGAGAAACGCCGTGCCGCGATCCGGAGGGCGGCGTGACCGACCCGCGCGACCAGCCCCCGAAGGCCGACGAACGTCTCGCCCTCGAGGCGATCTTCGAAGCCGAGATCCCGGCCGAGAAGCTCTGCCCCGAATGCAAGGTCGAGCCGGGGGTGGACGGCGGCCGGTGCATCGTCTGCCGGGGGAGGTCGACGCAGTGAGTCAGACGGGACGGGACCGGTGGACGATCTTCGTCTGCGAGATCTGCGGGGGCGGCACCTGCAAGGAGGTCGAGCCCCGCTGCACCTGCGTCGATGATCTGTGCTCGCCTGGCGACGGGATCGCGGTTGTCGCGGCGCCGAGCCCGACGACTGTCATCCATCGCCGCGACATGCGGCCCGGGGACGTCTTCATCGGGCGGCCGTCGATCTGGGGCAACCCGTTCAAGATCGGCCGGGACGGCGATCGCGACCAGGTGATCGCGCTCTACCGGCGCTGGATCGCCTCCCAGCCGGCGTTGCTCGCCCGGGTCCCGGAGCTTCACGGCAAGCGGCTCGCATGCTTCTGCGCGCCGAGGGCCTGCCACGGTGACGTCCTCGCGGAGTTGGCCGATGCCTAGCGCCACCCTCGACCGCCCGATCCCTCGTGTCACGCTCCGGATCCCCGAGGCGGCGATCGCGCTCGGGATGTCGGACGACCACTTCAACCGCTACGTCCGCCCGCACCTGCGGCTCGTCAAAAGCGGCAACCTCACCCTCGTCCCGGTCGCCGAGCTCGCAAAGTGGTCGGAGCGGGAGGCGCAGATGGAGCTCGGAGGCGCCGCGTGACGGCAATGTCCCCGTCGGAGACCCCGACGAGAGGAGACGAGCACATGGCCGAGGGCATCACGCCGCGCCATTCCCGCACCTGCAGCAAGGCGAAGGGCGGCTCGCGCTGCAGCTGCACCCCGACCTTCCAGGCGCAGGCGAAGAAGGACCCGCGCACCGGCAAGCGGCCGACGAAGACGTTCCCGAGCGAACAGGAAGCGATCGCCTGGCGCGCCGAACAGGAGCTGTCGATCGACAAGGGCACCTTCCGGCCCGGCGCCCGTTCGACCATCCGCGTCGAGTTGGACTCGCTCTTCGACGCGATGCGCGCCGGCACCGTCCGCAACCGCAAGGGCCGCGCCTACAAGCCCGGCGTGATCCGCGAGTACTCGCGCGACGCCGCCAACCACATCGTGCCCGCCTTCGGCTCGGCCCGCCCGCAGGACCTCCGCGGCTCCGACGTCCAGCGCCTGGTCGACCGCCTGGTCGCCGAGGGCCTCGCGCCGTCGACGGTGCGGAACATTCTGATGCCGCTCCGCGTCCTCTATCGCCGGCTCCTGCGGCTCGAAGAGGTCCTCGCCAGCCCGATGGACCACCTCGAGCTGCCGGCCGACACCGGCAAGCGTCTGCGGATCGCGCCGCCCGAGGAAGCCGCCGAACTGCTCGCCGCGGTGCCGGCCGGCGACCGCGCCGTCTGGGCCGTGGCGATGTATGCCGGGCTGCGGATCGGCGAGATCCAGGCGCTCGGCGCCGAGGCCGTCGACCTCGCCACCGGCCGGATCGCGGTCGAGTGGAACTGGGATCGCGGCGAGCGCCGGCGCGTCGACCCGAAGTCCGACGCCGGCGAGCGTGCGGTGCCGGTGCCGGGCGTGCTGCGTGACCACCTGCTCGAGCACCGGATGGCGGGCGCGCCGACCACGGGGCTGCTCTTCGGCCGCGACGTCGACGTCGCTTTCGACATCAGCGCGCTGCAGCGGCGGGCCGATCGCGCCTGGGAGGCGGAGAACCTGCGCCGGCTGCGCGCGGCCGCCGAGGACCTCGGCGTCGACGTCGACGACCAGGACGCCGAGCAGCTGCTGGCGGCGATCGCCGCCGCGGGTACCACGGCGCCGCCGTTGCTCTGCCGCCTCACCTTCCACGACTGCCGCCACACCTACGCGTCGATGATGATCGAGGCGATGGCGCAGTCGAGAGAGGGCTTCAACCCGAAGCTGCTCTCCAAAGTCATGGGCCACTCGTCGATCGCCATCACGCTCGACCGCTACGGCCACCTCTTCCCCGGCAGCGAGGCGACGGCCGCCAGCGCCCTCGACGCCTACCTACAGCGATCCGACACGGCGGCGAGAAAGGCAGCGGTGGGTGATGGGTGAGCGCAAACTTCCAGCCGACCCTGAGTGGCGGCGCGTCTACATGAGTCGCTCGACGAGGAGGAAGCCCGCTTGGCCAAGGGTGACGACCTGACGGTCTGGCAGTGCGAGAAGCACATCGGTGTGCAGTGGCCGCACGACGACTGCCCCGGTCCAGGCGCGCCGCTCGCGCGCAGCCTCGCCGAGGCGCCGTGGTTCGACGATCAGGGCAGGCTTATCGGTGACGAGGGAGCTGAGGCTGATGCCTAGCGCGCTGCACATGCGCTGCAATGCGCTGCGTTCTGGAGCGGTGGTGAGCGGAAACGGCCCGACCGCCGGCGTCGCCATGATCGGCGGCGTGGCGGCGAGCTATCCCAGTGCTGATGCGGGATATGAGGCGGAGGGGGTGGGATTCGAACCCACGAGCGCCTTGCGACGCCAACAGTTTTCGAGACTGCCCCGTTCAACCACTCCGGCACCCCTCCGCGGGGTTCGAGGCGCAAACGATGATCCTATCGACGCGGCGCCAAACGGTTCTCCCTAGCTAGGCTCTGAGTCCCTGGAGAGGTGTCCGAGTGGCTTAAGGAGCACGATTGGAAATCGTGTGGGCGGGGTTGACTCGCCTCGTGGGTTCGAATCCCACCCTCTCCGCTAGATGTGATTCCGCCGGCCGGGCGGGCGGCTGGCGCCCCGGGGCCTGGGCGGCGGGGACAGCTGGCGCCCGGGGGCCGTGCGCAGGGATTGCTGTCGCCTCGCGGCTGATCGCCGACCCCGGCGGGCTATGGTCGCCGATCAGCCGCCGGGCGGGAGGGGTTTCGGAGAAGCGCGTGTTTCGGGACGAAGGCGTGTGATCCGGGAGGAAGGCGTGAGGGGTCGGTGCGCGCCTCCGGGTGCGTTCGTCGTTTGTATCCCATGGGGCTACAAGCGACGAACGCACCGCGGGCCGTCGGGAGGAAGGCGCACGGAAGCCTCGCTTCTCGGGCCTTCCGTGAGCCTTCGTCCGCAGACGTGCGCCTTTCACATCGCCCCGATGTTGATGGGCCGAAAACCGGCCATATAGGAGGGTTTTCGGCCCATCAACGGTTGCCGGCGCATCCCGCCGCGGGATCGGTCGT